ATCCATTGTGAAATACTCCTTATTCCGCTGGATACTCCGGACGACCAGAAACGTCTCTTATCTTCGCAGCTCACGGGCGCTTACTTTAACGAATTTGTTGAGGTTGATCCTGTCTTCATTTCTGGAGCCTTGGGTCGTTGTGGTCGTTACCCATCCCAGCTCAGAGGGCGACCAAACTGGTTCGGCGTGTTTGCGGATTCTAACCCCGGCACGGAAGATTCTCCTTACTACGAAATCCTCAAGGTTGAGTTACCAGAGTCATACGGTTACTTCGAGCAGCCCCCACCACTTCTGAGGGACGACGGTGGCAATGTCACAGAGAACCCCCTTGCAGAGAACATCACCTACCTCCCCGGGGGTTACGATTACTACTGGACGCTCCTCAATGGCGCTAGTCCCGAGTGGTCGGAAAGATTTGTATTTGGACAGTGGGGGGAATCTTTACAAGGTCAGGCTGTCTTCAAGAACACATTCAAGGACACGTTCCATGTTGCGAAGGGCCCGCTTACTCCCAGTGTTGGCCACGCGCTTATTATTGGCATGGACTTCGCACGTGCACCTGCTGCTATCGTCATGCAGGTGGATCACGTCGGACGATTGCTTGTATTGCAAGAAGTCTATGAGGAGAACATGGGCGTGGAGAAGTTCGTACGAGACCGCCTTATGCCGGTCGTGTTTTCTCCTCGTTTTCAAGGGAAACCCATGTACATCGTGGGCGACCCAAGTGGCATTAAGAAAAGCGAAATCGGAGAGCGATCGGTCTTCACCATGATAAGGGGATTGGGCTTTGAAGCTATTCCTGCTCAGACAAATAATATCAAGCCACGTTTGGATGCAGTTGAAAAATGGTTGCTCATGCAGAGAGAGGGCGAGGCAGCTATTCTATTTGATCCAGAAGGATGCCCAGAGCTCATTACTGCCCTCAAGCATAAGTACCGCTATCGCGCTCGAAAGGATGGCGAACTCGAAGACAAGCCCCATAAAGTCAGACCGTGGGCCGATCTTGCGGATGCTTTGCAATATGGTTGCCTCGGAACAGCACAAAACCTCATGGGGAAAGTGATGCGTCGGATGCAAAGACAAGACTTCAAAAAACCGGATATGCCGGTGGGGGCGTGGACATGATTATAACTTTAGAAAGGTTTGCATACCTTGATGACTGCACGCGAGGTGTTCTGAATGTTGGCAACCAGTCGTTCCAAACAATTGAGCGCCCTTGGGTTAAAAACCCAGTTGGTCCGGGTGGCACGCCTTTTGAGAGTTGCGTACCGGATGGCTTGTATCGTTTGCGTAATTACACACGGCCATCGGGCAAGAAAGCGTTCATTTTCTCAAACCCCGATCTGGGAGTCTGGGAACAGGACGAGGAACGCAACCACTCTACGTGGGGCCGGTACCTCTGCCTTATCCACCCCGGCAACACAGTCGCAGACGTAGTCGGGTGTATAGCTCCCGGTTTGACTGGATCGGATCGTTCCGTTGGGAGCTCTCGCGCCGCGATGCTGAAGCTTCATGAGCTCTTAGAAGGGTACGAACATGACCTTGCAATTCGCCCCAAGGGTACTTCTTAACCACTTAGACCTATAAATTTTGAGACCGTTAAGAGCTTCTTTTGTACCCACGACCCGAATGTTCCTGAGGTTGTGTGGCCTGATATGGCTTCATCCCAAACTGCATCAGCGATGTTGTCAAGGTCGCCCTGACCAATCGACTGCCCTTGGTTGAAAATAAGGCCCGCAGAGTTGTTACCAAGGATGCCTACTTGGTTCGCAGTAGCGACGTCGATGATGTTGTTATTTGATCCGCTTAATGACACTCGATATTGGCCGTCTTCAAACGTTACGAAGTACGGATCAATGACTTCAATAGCTTCAGCGTACTGCACACCAGAAATGGTATACGACAAATTGTGTCGTTGAGTATCCGGCCAAGGCATACCTTCTTCTGATGCTTCAAGGTTTTTCAAGTCATCGAAGAAAGCAGAAGTGTCTAACTCACGTACTTCAGGAGAAACTTGGATTATAGGCATATCAGCCCGTGGGACTGTGATCTCACCGGTGATCCAATTTACTGTCGTAGCCATTATTCATCTGCCACTAGAGTGATGGTCTGAGATAGCCCACCTGATGTAATGGTAGCGTTAATCGGGCTGGTTTTGTAAACCGGCGACGCAGTGCCTTTCCGAACATACCCTCTCACCGCCTGTGGGGTAGTACCGCCGTAACTCAGATTTACCTCACCAAGCGCGTCTGTAGTGTCATATGGGATCAGATCATCGCCGCCAGTTGAAGTTGTTCCGGGCCTGATAGCGAGAGTGAAGCTAGTACCATCCTCGCCAGCATCGCCAGTTGTGCCGAACGACCCCGGTGTCTCCGTGCCTGCTGTAGCGACCAACTTGGACACGACGTTGAGGTTACGCCCACTACCACCTTCGAGGGTGCCATCAGTCGTGTAGCCGGAAATACCCGCCCAGCTTACCGTACCGGGGCCACCTGACCAGCCACTCATAATTACCACCCACGCATTGTTTGTAACAGTCGTAATGGCACTGGGGGCGTAGCTCAGGTCGTCCACGCTGTCAGTCTTGTGGGTCGCCTGCACGTATGAGACATCCAGTGGAGTACCTGTATTCCCGTCACGGTAGACAGCCATCATCCCTGCCGTGTGAGTCCCTGCACCGAAGTCGTGACTGAAGGCATACCCGTTACCTTGTGTGGCACCGCGTACCTTATACCCGATCCAGAACCGCTGGTTGGATGTACCTGTCACTTCGTCAAGTTCAGTAAAGTCAGCGGGAGGAGTCCAAACAGAACCGGTTGCATCGTTTTTGACGATTACAAGTATCAGGTCGTCTTCCTGCGTACCCGCCGGTTCACTCAGCGTAACAGAGGTTGCTGAAGAACCCGCATCCACACTGTTAGTACCAACATGACTAATGGTAGCCGTACCACCGGCCCCTGTCTCCAAGAACACTCTAGCACCTTGGATGGGGATACCAGCTGTGGTTACTGCCTTAATGGTTACTGTGACGGTCTGGTTGACAACTGTTGTAGAACTGGCGGCGTTACGGACACTGGGCTGGTTGCCGGTACCGTTGACGTTGATTGTCACCAACCCGCCTGAATTGTTGAACACAGCTGCATCTGCCGCACCTGTAGAAGCAGTAGGATTCGAGCCGGGGGTACCACCGTAGCCGGTGAATGTAATGTCTTGGAGGCCGTATGTTCCGGGGGTGTCAATCTCGATGGCGTGGCCCACACCAGTTTGTACAAACTCAGTATTATTCAGGTCTGTGGAAACGCCGAAAGTCGGGTCCTGTAGCACTGCCGTGTTGGTCAGTGCGTTAGTACGGATGATAGAGTTCTCTATGTCACAGCTGGCCTGAACTAACAGATGACATTCAATATCAGCACCGTCTACAGTGCAGGCAGAGGTGAACGTAACGTCGCGGAAGTTACGCATCTGAGCACCGAGAGTTAGCGTTCCAGCCGTACCGTTCACTGTAAAGTCTGGGCGAGTATCGTCAGCATCAGCGCCGTTACGACTGCCCTCACCGATCATCAACGAGTCAATAGTTACGACTGTAGTCGCACCGGCGGAGAGGTCAACATCTACACCAACAAGACCTCGACTATGGTAGCCATCAGGGAACAGTACGATAGAATTTATATCAGTGAAGCCTGTTACAACAGCTGTACCACCAGTATTCCTACCAATCTCAAGTAGTCCATTTACTCGGATGACGTTACCGCTACCTGTTACAACGCCCCAGCGATTAGCCTTCGTGTCCTGATCTATCGTGACAAAACTGTCAAATGTGCCATCAGTATCGACACCATCACCACCAGTCAAGACAAGCCCAGTACCAACGTCAATGGAGTCAAGAGCTAAGTTCTCAGCTTTAGCAGTACCGTTTACGAACGCACACTGAACACCTACCCAATCAACAGCGGTGAGTACTGGACTACCTACAGTGCCTTCTCGCCACTGAGAAATGTTGGGGTCAAGCCCAAAGATCAAGTATCCACCCTGCGGCGGGTATTCTGAAAAGCGAGTGTTGTTTGCAGCAGAACCAGCGACGTTATAGTAATAGTACGCTGCGTTGCCGGAGCCGACACCAATACGGACACCTTCAGTAGTGTTCAGGTCGAAAGAGTCAGACACATACGCCTTAACGAACCACAGCCGATTAGCTGCGGCAGTCATATCAACGGGCGTACCAGTGACAGGATCAAAGTCAAGACCACCCAACGAGGTTGAGTTGATCTTCTTGTTTACCGCACCAGTCGTTGTGCCTGTCGTTACCTGATAAGCAAGAGGGAACTCCGATGCTGGCGCGGGACCGGATGATCCCCAGTTACCTGTATTGGTAGCGGCATCCGAGTCATTTACCCGAGTGCCGTTAAACGAAACAGAAACAGTAGCCATTATTAGCTTTATGCATCAGGCGTGCGAATTGTTGAAATGCTAAATGCCCCAAATTCCGCCGTAGTTTTGAATGTCTTGATTGGAGTAACTCCGCCACGACGTACTGTAACTGCCACATCGTTCGCAACAGTGAAGGTAGCCGTGTAAGAGTGCGAGGTCGCCGTTGCTACTTGGTCAATCAACGCTCTAAACAAGTTGGCCGGGTTAGTAGCCGTGTTCGGAGCTGTACCAACCAAGGTGAAGGTACCAGTTGTGTTAGTCCATGCACTGTACTCAAGCAAGTCATAGTTACCGTCTGAGTCACGCTCAAGACGGAGGTAGCCCGTTGCCGGGGTATTGGCAGGGATATTACCTGCACCAACCACAACCGTTGTCGATACGCCGCCAGTAACGAGAGCCGTAGTAGTCATCTCGTTAAAGTCCGGTTCTGCATCGCCGTTAACGTCCGTAGCCACACCATCCCAAGGGAAGACCGTAACGTAGTCACCGACTATAAGGTTCGTGACTGAGCCAGAGCGGTTATCCGGAGGTGCGATACCAGCTTCGAGCAAGTTCGTAAACGAGTCACCGGCAATCGCATCGCTCGGGTCAATGGCGATACCGAAGTTCATCGGGTTGTAATTCGCGCCGGTATACGAACCAACCAGCTGACTGTTTACCGTGCGAGACGAAACAGCACCATTCACATCAAGTGTGTCACCGTCCGTGGCACCGAACAGGGTTTGCCCATTTGCCGGGACCGTACCAGTCAAAAGCTGACCGTAGACGTTGCCCGTAGCACCGCCATCATCCTTGGCGACGAGAAGCATCTGGCCGGAGGCCGTGTTATTCACAACCGTACCGGATGTCGCAGTCCACTCTGACGCACCGCGTAGGGTGGTTAGCGCCTCAGTATTGTTGAAGCTGCCGGTGGGGTCAGCGACGATGATTGTGCCGGAGCCAGCTGTGTCGTCTACGAAGATGACGCGGCCAAGAGCGCCGGAGGTACCGCCCTCAACTACTTCACCAACTGCAACGAGTGTGCCTGTGCCGCCGGTATAAGGAATCTCGGTACCCCACTGGAGTACATCGTCCTCGGCAATTGCACCGACCTCACCATTGTAGGCAAAGTTGGTATTGATGCCGACGAACAGCTGGGCATTACGCCCGAACAGCGTCTCAGCTGTACCGCGCCGTTGAATGTATTTGGACCGTTCATAGGTCTGTAGGCTGTTGGCTGAACCGAAATCAATCGACAGACCGAATGGAGTGGAGCCAGAGCCTTCAAGGAAGTCGAGGGACTGGTAGCCTTCAGTCAAGACAATCGAACTGTACGGGGCACCTGCGACCGTACCGACAGCCGTATTGTTGTTACCGTCTGCGGCGGATACGAGGGCCAGTGACACCTCACCGAAACCAATGGTCGTACCAGCGAAGAAGTACAGCTCTCCGAATTCGAGCAACGCACCACGCACTCGCTGACCGTCGATCTTCGTACCGTTTTCGATAGTCTTAACGAGGATTCGGATGTTACCGGATACCGAATCAGGGAAGTAAGCATTATCCCAGTACTCGGTGATGAGCGCATCTTCTTGGATCAACACCGGGACCGTAGTCGTAAGAGGCGACGTTACGCCAACACCGAGGCCGGAATAAACTTCCTGTGTGTTGCCGCTACCCTGTTCGATAGAACCGCCGTACATGTGCTGTGCAACAGTGTCGTTGATATTAATGGTGCCAAGAAGCTTGACCTGTACGCCGGTTTGCCGTTCAGAGGCTGTCGGGTCGATCATCGAGAGATCATCGTCACCGAAGATCGTCTCGTCATCGTTGAGGTCAGACAGAAGCCTGTGAACTTCTTCCGGGGTGTAGCCGCGAGGATGGAACGCGCCATCTACAGTACCGTCACCAGCAATGTCACCAGTGAAAGTCTCATTGTCGGCTGGCAGGTCATTAATGTCGATGTCCCCGATTATCCGAACCGAGAGTTCACCCGACGCACCAGCATCGGATTCAACCGTGATGACTTCGCAAGTCTGACCGCCAGAGAAAGTTAGAATCTCATTTGCTACGACATTAGTCGTCTGACCATCGAAGAAGAATGAGTGGGTGGCACCGAGTGCGGGGCCGGTCCACGTAATCGCGCCAGTTGACGCAACAGCCAAATCCTCACGCGCATACGCGGGATATAGCATATTCTCGATCTTGGCACCTGCGTCACTGTTCGCTAGTGCCGTTACACCACCCTGAGTTAGAGTAGCGTTATTCGATGGTAGGACACCGCTGACTAGTGCCATGCGGAGTGATCCGGCGGCACCATCGGGGATGTCAGTTACAATGAAACCGGACGAAGAACTCGGCACTGTCCACGTGACAAGTGCTCCTTCTTCGACAAATTCGCCGCCTGATTGACCGTCATAGTCAACTATCACATATTGTGTCATTTCATACTCCGATTCGTGTCCTTACGAATAGCTTAAAGATAATCTGTTGTCCCAAATGTTGTCTCTATTGCTGTTTCCGTCAGCCCATTCAGTAACCGAATCGGTGTTGCCAGAACCGTCAAGAGTAAACGTAATGCGTTTAATACTCCATGTTGCAGAGCTTGTAGCTGTCCCCGGGAGAGCGTTACCAACGTATAAAACGTCGCCACTGCTTTCTTCATCTATACGGGTTGCATTTTTCAATTTAGTAACTCCAAAATCTGTTCGTATCCACGACCCCGGAGTTGCGTCATCAGGTACGATGATATCAACTCCATCGTCTGATCTCACGTCTGTGTCATCAAACAGGAACCAACCTTCTTCGTCGCCAACAAGGACTGAAGCAAGATCGTTGTGGACCGGGGCATCGAGTGCACGCAGCTCTGCGTATGTGCGAGCACGTAGGGTTGTGGAGCGTTGAACCCGTTGGATACCCATTATTCAAGAGGCTCTTGTCTTACTCTTTTACGAATCCACCGAGCAGCTTGGCTATGAAACCATGATTCATCACCGGGATGAATTTGGGCCATTCGTGCTTCAAGGTGTTTGTTAGGGATATGCTCGCCGCCTTCCGGAACTGAACCTACTTTTGCAAATAGGACTATTTTTGCATAAGGCTTACCCAGCTGCCGTAAAGCCCACACTCGGTTGTTTCCAATAGCAACAGTCATGTGGTTTGCGCGTTCGACTATGATTGGGTTGATAAGACCCTTTTCTTCAATGCTGGCTACTAGCTCTTTGAAATTTTCAGCGCTCATTCCTCCGGTCTTTACACCTTCTTTTTCAGGGATATCGAAGGCATTAAGCTTGTCAACGGGGAAGCTATCAAAGTAATAAGCGCTAAACCCGTTCCACTTCATCTCAGCAAATCCTTGCCATTACTGTTGACACGAGCTTGTTTATAAACGATATTCCGCATACTAGCAACTTATTGCGGACATGCACATGGCGGGTATTTTACAGGTCGTTTCCCCCCAGCAGGTTTCTGACTATGAGGCTGAAGTTCAAGCCCAACGAACCCCGCCCGAACCGACTATGGAAATGGAAGGACTCGTAGCAATTATCCGCCGCGAGTTCCATGACGCCCGCAATGCTCGGTACGTCAATGGTATATCTCAAAGACTCATCGAAGCTCAGCGCACTTACCGAGGAGAGTACAACCCACAAAAGCTGAAGGACATCCGTGCCTTTGGCGGGTCCGAAGTCTATTCCAGAGTTACCCCAACCAAGTGCCGTGGAGCCACCAGTGTCCTCAGGGACTTGTATCTATCCGGAACCGAGCCACCGTGGGAGCTCACACCAACGCCAGTACCTACGCTGCCTGAAGACATAACCGCTGCAGTATCCGGACTGGTTCAATCTGAAGTTCAGTCCATGCAAGAACAGGGGATGCAGATTTCTGACCAAATGGTTCGTGATCGTATCTCACAGTTGATGGATTCAGCTCAACTGGCGGCTATTAAGAATGCCCACGAAGAAGCGAAAGAAGCGAGTCGTGAGCTCAATGACGTATTAGTTGAGGGCCGTTTTTACCAAGCGCTCAAAGAATTCCTTATTGACCTGCCGATTTTCCCTATCGCGTGCATCAAGGGCCCCGTTGTCCGCCAAAAGACGAAAGTCAGATGGGTGGATGGTAAACCTTCCAGAGAGACAACCCCCAAACTTTTCTGGGATCGTGTTAGCCCGCTGGACTTATATTTCACCCCGGATGCGTCGCATCTCGGTGAGTCCTATGTGATTGAACACGTTAGGTATTCTCGGCAGGACCTATACAATCTCATCGATGTCCCGGGGTACAAGGAGGATGAAATTCGTGCTGTCCTCGCTGACTTCAAGGACAAAACGCAATCGCGTTCGTGGCGAGATTGGTTTGACGAGGAAAGGGAAGACCTTGAGGACCGAGATCATTGGGAGTCCGCCCGTGGCCAGCTGATTGACGCTCTTGAGTGGCATGGCTGCATACAGGGAAAGATGCTGCTGGACCATGGGTTCTCCGAGGATGAGGTTGATGATCCTGAGAAAGAATACATGGTTGATGCATGGGTAATAGATAGGTATTGCATCAAAGCACAGATCGCGCCAAGCCTTACGCAGCGCCCCAACTACTTCCTTTCCAGCTTCGAGAAGATCCCCGGATCTATCTGGGGCTATGGCCTTCCGGACATTCTGGCAGATATCACGTCCGTCTGTAACACGACTATGCGTAGTATTGTCAACAACCTGTCAATAAGCTCCGGCCCGCAGGTTGTCGTTAATCTCGATCGATTAGCTCAAACCGAAGACGCTAACACTCTTTATGCATGGAAACGCTGGCACGTAATAGATGACCCGCTGGGTAACAACACTCAGAAGCCAGTTGATTTCTTCCAACCGCAGAGCAATGTGCAGGAGCTAATGGCTGTCTATGAAAAATTTGCGAATATGGCTGATGAAGCGTCGGCACTCCCCAAGTACCTTACCGGTTCGGGTGCAACTGGCGGCGCAGGCCGTACGGCGTCTGGTCTTGCCATGCTTATGGATAACGCATCGAAAGTTATGCAAAACGTTGCGGCGAATGTGGATGATGACATCCTCACACCGGCTCTTGAGGAGCTTTACGAGATGGTCATGCTGAGTTCTGCAGGTCCGGAACTGAAGGGTGATGAGAGTATTGTTGTCAAGGGCGTGACAGTAGCCGTCCAGAAAGAAACAGATCGGATGCGCAAGCTTGAGTTCCTGCAGATGACCGCTAACCCGATGGATATGCAGATCATGGGTATCCCGGGCCGCGCTGCTGTTCTTGAAGATGTTGCGGAAGAACTTGGTATGAAAGGGAAAAAAGTAGTACCATCGTCCGAAGAACTTCAGGAGAAGATGCAAGAGGCCGCCGCTGCTGAACAGGCGGCCGCCGCTGCTGAAGCTGGTGGAGGCGCTCCCGGTGGTGCTCCCGCTGCAGGCCGAGACCCCGCAATGGCTGCGAGGGAAGGTCAGGAAAACGTAACTAGAGGAGTATCTCAATGAAGAAGATTAACTCGGGGCTCGCTAAAAAGTATGGCAAACCTCTGTCTGCCAGCGACGGTGAGCATACTAAGTCGAAGACAAAGGGCGGCGGTAAAAATTCGTCCATCATGTCGAACCCCAACACCAAGTCTGATCGGTGCGGTTACGGCGTAAACGGAGTTTAATCATGGCCTTTGAAACCTACAACAAAAGTGGGCAGAAAGGTTCTCGTCATGTTTTTAGTGGTGAGGAGTCCAAAGCAGGATGGGACGATACCAACACTGAAAAGCGCGATTTTATGAAATCCGGAACCAGCTCTGTTGTCCGTAAGGGCATGAGCTCTGAGAAGTTTAAGCAGGGCAAAGAAGCTCCGGGTAACACTAGTCGCCGCGAGTACCCAAAGTCTGGTCACAGCGCTACAAAGTTTGGCTCGACGAAAATGCAGGGGAGCTGATATGGCTTTCTTTACCGCAGCGAAACGAGGCAAGAAGGGCAAGAACCCCGGCAAGACGCATGGTGCTCAGGAACATACCCCTTCAAATATGTACTCTGCCATTGAATTTGGCAGTGGGCGTCCCGGCAGCGAACGTCGCTTTACGAATATCTACGGCAAGAATGCCAAGGCTCGTAATGAAACAGACGTTGCCGCTGGCGAAGAAAGCCGTCGTGCCGGACGTATGTTTAACTGGATGAAAGGGGAAAGCTATTGAAGCTTGACCAAGAAACTGCTGAAGCAATCGTTCGATTAACTGCCAATAGAGATTTCAAAACCTTTATTGACTGGTTTGATCTTGTGCTTGCTACCTTTACTCAGGGTGCAGTAATGGGGCATGACGAACACCATAGCCCAGATGTACTACGTGGCCGTGCGCAGGGGCTCTCCATCTTAAAACATGAGATGGAAAAAGCACCCGAAACTGTCGGTCGAATCCAAAGAATAAGCTAAGAGGAATACGCCTGTGGCGCTCCCAAAACAACTCCGCGATCAAGTAAAACAAGGCAAAGAAATCGAAGACCAGATCCGTAAAGAACAGGCGGATGCTGGATCGAGTGATGAGTCACAACAGGAGATTGATAATCTCCTTGCTGAAGTAACTCCCAATGAGGAAAAACCGAAAGCGGAGGTCACTGAGCTTCATCCGAAACCAGAAGGAGGTGATCCTGAGGTTACGCCCGAACCTGAACCAAAGGTTGAGCGTACTGATTGGAAGCAGAAGTACTCTGTCCTGAAAGGCAAGTACGATGCTGAAGTACCCCGTCTGTCTGAAAGCTTACGCGATGCAAATGCTCGAATTGACAGTCTGGAAGACAAGTTGGCTAAAGGGCCAGTTGTTGAAGAAAAGCCTGAGCTGCCTCGTACGGACTTTACGCCAGAAGAAATTGCCGACTATGGCGAAGATCTGCTGGACGTGATTGGTCGTAAGGCTCGCGCTATTGTTGAATCAGAGTACCAACCAAAGATCCAATCGTTGACACAAGAACTCGACACTCTTAAACGTGATGTCGGTGAGACTGGTCAGCGAGTGGCTAAGCAAGAAACAAACGAAGTATTCGACCAGCTGGACAGAACAGTCCAAGACTGGCGTAAAATAAATGTTGATCCTGAGTTCCACGAGTGGCTGGAGCAACAAGACCCCTTTACCGGGGAAACTCGTAAGACCCTTATGTTGAATGCTTTTAACCGTAAAAACGCCCAACAGGTTAAAGCTTTCTTCGATAAGTACGCAGAGGAAAACGCCGCAATCCTTCAGACTCCAACCGAACAACCCTCTGGGCAAGGGGGAACTGGTAGCTCGACACTGGATCTGAATGATTATGTAGCCCCCGGCCAACCAAGGTCAGGTGGCGATGCAGGCGCTCCTAAAGACAAGCGTGTCTGGACTAATGCTGAAGTCGGTACGTTTTATTCTGATGTTCAGAAAGGACGATACAAAAGCCGACCAGAGGATAAGGCCAGAATTGAGGCAGACATAATCGCTGCCACCCGAGAAGGGCGCATACGTTAATTAGGAGTTAAAACTCATGGCATTTACCCCAGTTGCAAGTGCTGGTAACAGTGTTTGGAGTGCTGTACCGAACCCGGTATACACCGGCACATTTATTCCCGAGCTTTGGTCTGGAAAGATCATCGAAAAGTTCTATGACGCTACTGTTTTGGCAGCAGTCGCAAATACGGACTACGAGGGCGAGATTACTTCATATGGCGACAAGGTTACGATCCGTACCAAGCCGACGATCGACATCAAAGACTACACTGCGTACGGATCTCTGGTAACAGAAACGCCGTCCAGCGGAGTTGTTGAGCTGCTGATTGATTCTGGTAAGTATTGGTCTACGGCACTCGATGATGTGATGGAAATTCAGTCGGACCTCGACCACTTCAGCATGTGGGCAGATGATGCCTCTGAGCAGATGAAGATCGAGATCGATACTGACGTACTGGCAGGTATTCCCGCCGGTGTCGCTGCAGCTAACCAAGGCGCGACCGCAGGTGCACAAGCTGGCACCAGCATTAACCTCGGTGCGGCTGGTGCTCCAGTTACCATCACTGCCGCAACTGCGATCAATAAGATCATTGATTGTGGCCAGATCCTCGACGAGCAAAACATTCCGGAGACGGGACGTTGGGTTGTCATTCCTGCATGGCTTGCAGCAATGATTAAAACGTCAGATCTGCGTGATGCTTCGCTGACTGGTGATGGCGTATCGATGCTGCGTAATGGCCGCCTCGGTATGATCGATCGGTTCACGTTGTACGCTTCTAACCTCCTGCCTTACGGCTCGACGGATGATGCACATAGCATCTTGTTTGGTCACTCACACGGCCTGACGTTCGCTTCGCAGCTGACTAAGGTTGAGACGCTCCGTGCTGAAAGCACCTTCGGAACCATCCTGCGCGGCTTGCAGGTGTTCGGTTACAAGGTAGTTGACGGAACGGCGCTCGGTATCCTTTACGCTACCAAGTAAGGGTCAGGAGTTCTGACATGGGAGGGGGACGGTCCCCCTCCCTCTTTTGACTGGAAGGTAAAATGGCGCAGTATTTGAAATCATTAGCTACCGGGTGTGTGCTTCCGTATGTTGAAGCTTCATTGAAATGTGCAGACGTTCGTAAGATGACTGCCGATGAATGTGAGGAATACGAGGCTAGCCTGAATAAGCCTGTTAAAGCAGCACCGAAAGTTGTTGAACCCGAGCCCGAACCGGATGTTGAACCTGAAGTGGTTGTTCCCGAAATTGGGGAAACAGTCATTGAAGACTTTGATCCCGATGTGGAAGGGGTTCTCGGAGCGCTTGAGGTAGACTGATGCCTAAGTCTGTTGATAATGCCCTCACTGATGCCCGCGTAATTTTGAACGATGTGGCAGGTGATCGGTACACAGACGCAGACTTGGTTTCAGATTTTAATAGTGCAGTCTCTATGACAAAGATGTTGCGTCCAGATGCATTCAATCTGGGCGAAGCACTGCCGGAAATCACTGTGGCCGATCTTAACCAAGTGCCTGCTGTTGACTTCCCGTTACCAGAGATTTTTTACCAGAGCTTTGTCTATTATTTGGCAGGTAATGCTGAGTTACGGGACGACGAGTTTGCAGTCGATAACAGGGCTATGACTTTACTTTCAGCGTATCGGAGAAACTTGTCAGGTAAACCTTAATAGGAGTAGAAAATGCCGCAGAGTGGCTTTGAAGAAGGGTTTTCGGTAACCACTAGTGGCTCGCTTGATACTTGGGTTAAGGAGATCCATGCCAAGGTTCCCGGGGCTATTGAAGGATACATTTATGACCAAGTGAAGTTGGTCATAAAGGATTTCTTCCAACGCACCAAAGCAGCGCGGCGCTTTCTTGGGCCGTTCAGCGTCTCTGCTGGCGAGGCTCAACTTTGCCTCAATCCTGTTGATGCTTATTGGAATGTCATCTTGGTTATGCAGGTCGTGCGTAATGGCGCTGCATTGACTCAGACTAACAAGGCAGTAATCCCTCGTCTATTTGCAACAGAGCAAACCTCAAGCACCCCATCAAGGTTCTATCTTGAGCCTTACCACACCATTAAATTTTGGCCCCAGTTGGCTATTGATGTTGAGGACATTTATGTTGTTGCCGCATTGACGCCTAGGCTTCGCGCTGATAACCGTATTGACCAAGAAGTTCTTGACCAGCACTACGAAGCCATCAAAGCAGGCACTTTGCAAAGGCTCTATGAGGAGCCCGGTAAGGTCTATACCAACAACACTTCTGCAGAATACTGGGGTAAGAAATATCGGTCTGAGCTGACCCGTTCCCGGGTTATTGCTGACACTGATTATGGCCCAGCTTCACAACCGTGGAGTTTTAATTCGTGGGCTATGTAAATGCCAAAACCTGCATACATAGATACGGACCTGTATCTCCCGTTGGGAGGTATCAATGGCTTTGAAGTCAATGGCTTTGCTGTCAACGGCGCAGCTTTCGTGGAAAGCCCATTTGCGAGCAGCACCTTTACGCTTGACCCCTATAGGTCGATCCTACCGGGCGACCCACAAGATGCCAGTCTATGCGCTACCTTTCCCTCGCTTATTGCAGATGAGCCTAATTTTTCTGTCCAGAGACCTGCGGAGGATTCATCGGTACTTTGGGCTGCGCGTGACGAAGCTGCAATGGCAGGTGAAAGAACAACGTCGAGCGAGAGAACTCAGGAGGTATCGATGGCATATGAAGTGGAAGGCGTTTCGGTCGTCCCTGCTGAGTACCGTACAGCGTATGTACTGGCGGATCATCCTGCCAGTATCACCTCGACTATTACAGTTTCGGATGTGGATGAACAACCGCTTAGTTCTGAGCCGAGTGAAGTCGATGTTTCAACCGTCCCTGCGGAAAGCCGCACAACAAAAGTTCGGAGGATCTGATGGCCTTACTTGATCGGTTCACAAAGCAACCGCTGGAAATAAAGAAATACCAGATTGACTACTCTGAGTGGTTGGCGACTGGAGAAACTGTGAACGGAGTAGCTACTCAAGTTGAGCTATTGAATCCAGCGTCGGGTGATGTTGGTGAGCCTACCCTTACAGTTGGCACGACACAGGTCGTTGGTGGGACTGTGTTTGAGTATTACATGAGCTCAGGGACAGACGGAAAGCGATACAAGGTAACGTTTCTTGCAACTACAACGGATACGCAGACCGTCGAAAGCGAGATTGAATTCAAGGTGAATGACACATGAGTATTGAATTTGACAACAATGCTTCAGGCACACTAAGTGTAGAAGCAGCCGGTGCTACCCCGGGCCCTGAAGACACTACGCTTGTGTTACAGGCGGGCGAGGGCGCATTGTTTCCTCCGGTTACTACAGCCAGCGGGGACTTCTTTTATTGCACGTTGGAAGACACCAGCGGCAATATTGAGATCGTTCAGTGTACTGATGTTTCTACTGACACCTTGACCGTTGCTCGCGCACAAGAAAACACCACTTCCCAGACTTTTGCAGTGGGGTCTAAAGTTGAGCTGCGCATGACCGCTGCGACTATGGCTGAGTTCATACAGCGCACCGGCGGCACGATGACTGGTACGTTGGATGTGAATGGTAATGACATTCAGGATGCTGTTCTCACGTCAACAGGCGCAGGCGAGATTAAGGGTCTGCCGCTTCGTGGTGCTGATGGTGGTACAGCTAACCAACTACAGGTGCCCTCTGGCGGCGGCGCTGTAACCATCGGCACCACCGGTGCGCTGTATGAAATCTGGCATGAGGGGAACGACGGAGCGGGCTCTGGGTTAGATGCAGATACGCTTGATACTTTACAGGCTACTGACTTTGTCCAAGAGGGCGACGCTACTGTTACGTTTACAGGGACAGTGACCCTCGATGACGACGTTACTACGGCGGACTTCGGTACTGGCGGCCGAGTGAAAGACGGCCTTGATAACGCCCAGCCTGTTGGCTTCAACGTGATGCCTGTTACTGAGCAGGATATTACCGCTACGTTTGGCCTTTCTTCCAACGGCACTTTGGTGCACAAGGACTCTGCTGCAGCAGCAGATTTTACGCTGCCCAACGATGCAGACATACCACAAGGAGCAACATGGACTGTAGTTTGTGATACTTCCGCTGTTGGGCTGTTCCGTATTAAAGGGGCGACAGGAGTCACCATTAGGTGGTTCGATCAGATTAATGAGACCACAACTGATGTTGTGGCAGGTAACGGATTTACTCTGACTGACGGGTCTGTTTGTACTGTCTACAAATACAGCGACACCGTTTACTTTTTGTGGGGAGGCGCGATAATCGAGTCTGTCTAATATGCCGCTGATCGTATTTGAAAATAATAGTAATGGAATGCTTGCAGCAGCTATCGATAATGTCACGACGACAATCACGATGGTTGCTGGGCAGGGGAATAACTTTCCCAGCATCACCGCGCCCGACGAAATATTTTTCATCACGCTTCAGAATTATGCGGCTCAACTGGTTGAGATATGTCGTGTTACGGATCGTGTGGGCGATGTGTTTACAGTGGTTCGGGGACAAGATGGAACGTCCGCTAAAGCATGGGCTACTACGGACACAGCGATACAATTACGTGTTACGAAAGAAACGCTTGAAACGTTTGTACAACAAGCAGCAGCACTAACACCAGACTCATTAGTGACAGTTAATAGCCTTGGGCAGTTGACGTCACTTACAGATGGATTGCCTCAAACTTGGGAGTATTTTACTTCTACTGAGGGTCAAGCTGTGTTTAACACCACAGCATCGTTGCCTGCTTCTGATGATCGGGTGCAGGCTTTTATTAACGGCGTGCGTCAGTTTCCGCCGTCGCATTTCACTGTCACAGGGAATCAGCAGCTCACGTTTGATGAAGGGCTAGCTGAAGGTGACTACGTAGCTATAGGGATTTAACATGTTAGGCGACCTTATTAAAAGTATGATTGGGCCGATCATTGGACCATTGATTGATCGTATTCCAGACCCTAATGAACGTGCCAGAGCAAAGGAAGCGGTTGAGGCGCAGATGTTGTCTGCAATGACATCCTTGGTTCAAGGTCAACTGGAAATCAATAAACAGGAGGCGCAGCATAAGTCGTTGTTCGTGGCTGGCTGGCGACCTTCTGTCGGCTGGGTGTGCAGTCTTGCGCTGGCGTGGAACTTTATTTTTCAACCACTGCTGTCGTGGGTTTTCTTTTCCTACGGACTGGACTTGGCCGAGGCACCCCGGCTGGACACGGGTGAACTAACAACCGTCCTGCTTGGTATGCTGGGTCTGGGCGGATTACGTACTTACGAGAAGCGCTTGGGCGTGCAGTCAGAAAACATGGGTAAAAAGAAGCCAAAGGGGTAAGAAGTGAATGAAATCTCCACGCTTCTATCCTTCCTATCCTTGGCCTTCGGTCTCTGGGCTGGAGTTGTCGCGTGGGGAGTTAAAAGAATCAGTAACCAGCTCGACGGCATTGGGAAAGATCTCAGAGAGGAGTCAAGAAGACTCAACCAGTACATCACACAAACGGAAGCGCGTTTGGCAGTTTTGGAATCAATTAATAAAGTGAATTGACGGAGGGAAGAAAATGGGTAGAAGCAGTCAGATACATAAGCTCAATACTTATGGGTACAACTCACAGTTTGAGCGTAAAGCATTATCACGAATCCAAAGGCAAGCGGGTTCTGATACCTTGCCAGCGATTGTGGTTCTTGATGGACTTTGGAGTAGTACGGACACCATCACCGTGACTGTTAATATTGGTGGGGCCGACTTGACTCCTTCGTATTCTCCGGCAGGTGATGAAGATGCATTTGCAGCAGCGTCGGGGTTGGCAACGCAGATCGCTGCTCAGGTAGATGTGTCTTGTGTCGCTGTTGAGAACACCGTGCGGATCACGAAGTCCACCGCTGGTACTGTTGATGTTGTGAGTTCGGTTATCACGTAATGCTCATCCACCTCAAAGGGTTCGCTGGGTTACGGCCAAAGATCTCTGACCGAGAACTACCTTCAAATAGTTCGACCGTCGCAGAGAATACCCAGCTTTATTCTGCCGAGCTTCGCGGCTTGCGGCAGCCTTTGAGTGTGGCTGACTTATCAGCTGAAGTGTTCACTGTTGAACGAGCTTATCGCCTATACGATGGAGCTGTGTCTATCGCAGATGCCGCTGGTACATGGATAGCGTTTGATGACGAAGACAGAAACTTTGTCCGTGGTGCACTAAAGAACGACCAGTATGATAGGTACTACGCAGCGGGCGGGGCCGGAGTTCCACAAGTGGCGGCAGCTTCTGCTTGGGCAGCAGGGACGCCTATATACGACTTAGGTGTACCAGCTCCAACAACTGCCCCTACTGTGACGCCACCCGCGTCAGGGTCTGTCGATGAGACTCGTGCGTATGTGTACACCTTTGTCAATGAGTGGGGAGAGGAGTCAGCTCCTTCACCAGCATCTGACCCCGCCACTGGTGATATCACTGGAACATGGAACCTGTCTACGTTAGACCAAAATTTCACTGGTGGGCTCACTCCGAACCCACTGGCTAAGCGTCGTATCTACCGTACTGTCACTGGCACGAATTCTGTTGACTACCGTTTTGTCAAAGAGGAGGACATAGGTGGTGGGTTCCTAGCTACCGCTACTGATGACGTCTCTACTGATTCTGTTTCTCTTAACGAGTCTCTGTCTTCTAATGGTTGGGAGTTACCTCCTTCTGGTCTTCAAGGCATCGTTAACATGCCGAACGGGATCTTGGTTGGTTTTGTTGGTAGGGATTTATATTTTTCTGAACCTTACCGCCCTCATGCTTTCCCTACGTCATATCAGATCTCTGTAGACGCAGAAATTATTGGGCTCGGTGTGTACCAATCGGGTATTGTTGTCTGCACAACTGCAAACCCGTATGTGGCAACTGGTGTTCATCCATCCAGTGTTGCCTTGACTCGCCTTGATGATGTTGAGCCCTGTCTGTCTTTCCGCAGCATCGTGAACAGCTTGGCTGGTGTCATGTACTCGTCACAGAATGGCATTGTCATGGTCAACCAGTCCGGTGCTTACAACATGACCGCACCACTGATGACACGTAATGAGTGGCGGCAAGAATACTCTCCGGCTACTGCCCGTTCCGCCGCTGATGGTTCTCGTGTGCTTACGTTTAACAGTATCAGTGAAGGTTGGTTGTTTCAGCCTGAGGAGCCACTCGGACACATTGTTAATCTCAGTGGGTTCGCTGATGTGTCTGGTGTACAAACAGACCCCTTCACTGGGGAGGCATATCTTATTTCGGGGGACGTTGTTTATCTTTGGAACCCAGAAACAACGGTGCCGCAGGCATACACGTGGCGCTCGAAGGTATTTGAAACCCCTTACCCCGTAAACATGGGTGCGTACCGTTTACAGTACCGCGATGTAATTTCTGAAGTGGACTTTGATCCCGGGTATGACTACACGGGGTATAACACTTCTCGTTTTTCTGCAACAACAATTGAGACAGAAACACCAGCACTGACGACATCTCCGCTGAACACGCTTAATTTGTATCCTATAAATGGGGTGCGTACAGAGACTGGGGTAACAAACTCTCCACCAGTTGTGCAGAACAAAATGCCTCTTGGTGGTAGCCCCCTTTACAACAATGATTTTATTGCCGTAAGGGATAATATTCGGATACGTATATGGGGTGATGATGTACTTCGGTACGATCAAGAAATTACTAGCAATGACATGATGCGTTTGCCCAGTGGGTATAAAGCCGACAAGTGGCAGATAGAGTTTCAAAGTGCGCAGAACATTTATTCATTCAAGATGGCAGGCACAGGTAAGGAACTGGCGAAAGCGTAATGGCTGTACAGCAACGACCAATTGCAATTCCAGAACCAGTCAATGAAGTTGATTCGTTGTGGAGAACGACACAAGCTCTTAAGGAAGCTGTAGAAGTAATACAGGGTATCCGGGGGAGCCGAACGGCTGCCTTATCTACTGAGCTGCAAGAAGCAGTTGCCGCACTGCAACAGGAAATAAACAACATCACTGTTGGCGGTGGCGGTGGCCTTACGGATGTGGTTGATGACCTTACTCCGCAGCTGGGCGGTGATCTTGATGTTCAGGCAAACTCAATCAATACGTCAACGCTCAATGGCGATATTGACATTCAGCCTAATGGCACCGGCGACGTGGTCCTTGGTAATTACACTTTTGACGGTGACCAGTCGCTCGCTGGCGCTGATAACTATGTCCTCACATACGATAGCGGCGGTGGCAAGATCAGCCTTGAGGCGGCTACTGGTGGTGGAAGCCAAACTCCGTGGACAAGTGACATCGACGGTGCCGGGTTTGGCCTAGACAACATTGATCGACTTGAGATTCAAGGTGCAGTAGCCACTGACACTATGACTATGACAGTCGGAGGTGTTGATGCTTTCCTTACATTCGCAAATACGCAGGCTTGGGTAATTAGCGGGCTGACCGGGGCAGGGTCAACACGAATCCAGCTTGAGGATGGCGCTGACATATGGGTACAGGATGGCGGTGAGGTTGGTGTATATAGTGCAACGAATTCTGGGTTTGTATTTCTCAACCACACTGGAACCGACGCAAGACTTGATGCAAATAGTGCCACAACAGATTTCACGGTTGCCGGATCAGCCTTAGCCACGTTCACCGTAGGCACGATGCCTTTTGACGTTGACCAGACCATAGGTGCTGGCCAAGATAATTACGTCCTGACATACGACCACTCTACGACAGAGATCAGGCTTGAGGCGGCTGTTGGCTACCCCACACATACAGGTGAAGTAACCGGCGATGTAGCTTTATCGCTGGATGTTTCAGCAATTACAAATCAAACAGAACTAATTTCTACTACCGTTGCACCAGATGATGAGGTGGTTATTAGTGACACCTCTGGCGGGACTCTAGCACGAGCCGACATCGCCGCTTTAACTGACGCAGGAAATTTCTAATGGCTAATACACTTCGGATCAAAAGATCTGCTTCTACAAACGAACCCACTAGTTTGCTCCAAGGTGAGTTAGCTAACTCTGAATCTGGTTCTCCAAACGGCCTTAACGAGTTCTGGGTCGGTACAACAGGGCCAACTGTATTCAAATTAATCCGTAACTTGAATGGTGCACCTGCTGAACCAACTGCTGGCCTTGCCGCTGCAACTCCAATCACTTCTGACTACATGGTGTTTGAAGATGCTTCTGATAGTCAGGGCAAACGCGTACTGTTCAGCGCTACACCGCTGAGTATATTTGACGATGATCTTGGATACCCAAGCGGCACGGGCACAGACAATTTTATCACTACGTGGAACGGTACTGGTGCGATTGATGCTGATGCTAACAGCTTTCTTATTTCTAATGCCGTAGATAAATCAGCTACTGAAGTCATTACTGGTACGTGGACGTTAGACGGAGTTGTAACTACGGCAGACTTCGGTACGGGTGGTCGTGTCAAAGATGGTACGGATGTAGAGCGTCCAATTGGCTTTAACGTCATGCCAGTCTACGAGGTCGATGCAGACGACGCATTTGATCTTGCCCATAACGGAATGATGTGGCACCGCGACGCCGGTACAGCAGTCAACTTCACCTGCAATAGCGACACAAACATCCCTGTTGGCGCTACATACTGTGTTTTCAATGAAGGCACGGATAGCATTGAGATTACAGCAGGCACGGCAAGTGTCCTGTTCTTAGCCTCTGGTGCAGCACCCGTTAGTGGCAGTGTCACCGTTGAACAGGGTGGCATTGTCACAGTTTATAAATATGCAGATGCTGAGTTCTGGGTGTGGGGTGACGCAGACCCTCTCGTATCTGTCCAGTCGGTTACTGCAACAGCCTCTGCCGGTATCACCGTAGCAGGCACAGCCACTAACCCAACAGTTGGCATTGATTATCTTGGCACCGATAATCTTATTGATGTGGCAACGGACCTTGAAGGCACAGCAATATCGCTGTCTGACACGATCATTTATCATGACGCAACAGACACCAACGTTAAGAAAGGCTTAGTATCCGACCTCCCCTTCGGGGCAGGCGGGGCGATGACATACCAAGGAGGGTACAACGCTGCGACTAACACACCTGATTTGGACGTTGCCCCCTCTGGCGTAACAAAAGGTGATACCTACACCGTCACAGCAGCAGGCAACTTCTTTACTGAAGCAGTAGAAATTGGTGATGTCCTGATCGCTGAAATTGACAGTGCAGCGGCACTTGCTGACTGGACCACTGTACAGAACAACATCGGACCAGCATCTGAAACCGTTGCAGGGTATATCGAAATCGCAGACCAGTCCGAGGTCGATGCTGAAGCTTCAGCAGTATTAGCAGTAGTACCGGCTTACCTACACGAAACGACTTTTGATGGTGGCACGTTCTGATAGGTCATGCCCAACACATTAATTATAAAACGTAGCTCGACTACGACAGTAACCCCTAACCCGGTAAACATGGAAGTTGGTGAGCTAGCAGTCAATACGGCTGACAAGCGGCTATGGACAAAGCATGGGGCTGCTCTTGCTGAACTGACTGACCACGATACGTTGACCAACTACGTTGCCAACGAGCATATTGATTGGACCAGCGCAACCCAGAACATAAGCACTTCGGGAACAATCGAAGGCGGGAACGTAACCAGTGGCATTGACCCCGGCCACACGCACACGGCTTATGATAACTACGCAAGCTGGACGGTGCGAGCTGATTCAGGTACGGATCAGGCGATTAGTTCTGCTGAGATTCTTGATCTTGCTGGCGGCAATGGTATCAGTACCAGTAATGCTGCCGGTACTTTGACTATTAGCCAGTCATACGCAACGGCAACGACAATTGGCGGCATTGAGTTATTTAGCAATACCGATAACCCGACAGCGGCAAACACAGTAACGTCAACTGCAAGTCGAACCTATGGGTTGCAGCTTAATGCAGCGAACCAAGGTGTTGTCAATGTGCCTTGGACTGATACTGTTTACTTACATCCTTCTCACCCCGGTGACGATTTTAGTGTAGATACTGGTGCTCTTACCGGCGCTACTGTTGTGTCTGATATTGATATCAATGTTACAACAGATACGCTGGGCCATGTCACTGATGCGAACGGGGTTGTGAGTACCCGTACCATTACATTGGATGACATTGATACAAATTCTGTAAAGAAGAACGCAACCGAGACCATTACTGGAACATGGACACTCGACGGCGTGGTAACGACCGCAGACTATGGTACTGGTGGTCGGGTTAAAGACGGTACGGATGTTTCTCGTCCAATTGGTTTTAACGTCATGCCTGTGTATGAGATTGACGTTGATGATACTTTTGACCTAGCTCACAACGGAATGATCTGGCACCGCGATGCCGGTACAGCAGTCAACTTCACATGTAACAATGATGGGAATATCCCTGTTGGTGCCACTTACGTGGTGTTCAATGAAGGCACTGACAGTATTGAAATTACGCAGGGCACCGCGAATGTTTTTCAGCTTACCGCCGGTGGCGCTCCGACCAGTGGTAGTGTCACCGTTGAGCAGGGCGGCATTGTCACTGTTTACAAGTACAGTGACACAGAATTCTGGGTGTGGGGTGACGCTGCCGCCGGTGCTTCCGGCGCTACATCACTGGATGGGCTTACAGACGTAACCCTGACGTCCCCTACCGATGGTGCAGTGATGATCTACGACACTGGCACCTCCCAGTGGCGAGACTTTACCCTGTCGGGCGATGTCACTATGACCGACTCCGGTGTGACGACGGTTGCCAATAATAGCCATAGTCACCAGTTCTCAAATGTAACAGCTGGTACGAGTTCAGGTGACTTTCTGACCGACGGTGACTTCGGTGCTGGCGAGAACTCCGGTGGTCCAGCCCTGACCATTAATGATGGTTACGGCAACTCGAACCTGACGTTCAACCACCGCAACGGCACACCCGATAATACCAGCGTCTCGCAGTCGGCTTGTCGTATCGAAGCCACTACTGATAGTACTACAGCCTCGCTAAGTTTCGAGCTTGGTAACAGTACTGTTCAAGATACTCCGGTTGCTCTGACTCAGGTCATGGAGATGACGACCGGTCGTATTCAGTCTGAGGTTAATCACGACTTTTTGGCTGGCATTGATGTCACCGGCAACATCACGGTTACAGGTACGGTCGATGATGTTGACCTCGCTGATGTGTTGCAAACGACCACTAACTTTGGTGGTGATGTCAGTGGCACGTACAACGCTATTGTTGTGACTGACGACAGCCACACGCACGCCTTCAACAACTTGACGGGCAAGACATCCGGCACTGGTAACTACACTACTACTGGTGACATGACTGCTGATAATTTCGAGGCGACTGGTCTTGGCCCGAACACCACACCGGGAACCGATGATGCTTACATCGGTGGGTACGGCATGTTGGGTTCTCGCGCATTCGGCTTTTATATCTCAAATGCTGCTGGTGCAGTAAGGCTGAATCACAGCGGTGTTCACGGCGTCAACACCAAGCTTGATACGACAGCGACGGGCGTCAGTGTAACCGGCACGATGGCGGCTACGACTGTCACAGGTGCGAATGTCACAAGCGGCTCTAACCCCGGTCATACGCACACCATCTATATAACCAGTAATGCGGCAGACACCTTCACAGGAAATCTTACGTCCAGCGGCGCTGACATTTTCATGGCCGATAACACGATCGACCAAGCCGTGCTACAGGATTATGCGATTGAGTCTGTCAGCTATACACCGAACGGCACGACGCAGACCTTGACCTACTCGAACGGGCCGGCATTCGAGGTAGACCTTGAATCAGTTACGGGTACAACGACAATTACCCTGAGTGGTGGCCCGCCGTCAGGAACCTATGGCCAGATCACTGTGAAGGTGACCCAAGACTCGACAACGGCTCGCGCGGTCAATTGGTCAGGCGCCACATTTGAGTGGGCCGGTGGCACTGAGAAAGAGGTTACAACGACGCTCAACGGGTTCACCATTTTCACCTTTGAGACTTGGAACGCCGGGAGTACTTGGTTCGGAGGAGGGGCGGATTACGCATGAGCCTGTCGGGTTTTTCAGTTAAGCGCGTTTTGTATTCTCCGTCAGGCACCTCGCCCGCTCTTAGTGGTGGATTTTCAGAGCACAATAACACCGGCGGCGTATGTTTTGCTGGCGTTACCTTTAATGTCGATGGGGAATGTTATGATATGGGACCAGCCTTAGCCGACCGAACCATATTTGTCGCCGGTGAGTGGTGGCCGGATGAGCCTGACACTGGTATTGGATCAAGCTATGATATCCGTCAGGCATCGCTGTTCACTGGCACTTGGACCCAACAGGCGGCAACGGTAGGTACTTGGGTACAGATAAGCGTGGAAAGGATCTGGCGTTGTAACGTCACCGCGATGTCAGCACCCAATGTTTCGTCGGCATCTGGGAGCTTTGAGGTACGAGACACTGGTTCTGGTTCGGCAATTGATACTGCGACTTATACTGCAGAGGCGAGTAACTAACGGGTATTAATATGAAGCGATTTGAAATTATGTACAGCAACGGCAAACTTTATAGTGGAGAGACTCTCTCCGATTGGAACTCTTGTCCACCGACAGGGGTGCAAAACGTGACCGTGCTGCACGACGACGGTTGTGCTCAAGAACGTATTGATGGTTGGGACTATTACATCTTGGATGACGACAACCAAGTTGTTGGTACTAATGTATTGATCCCCGGATCTGTAAAGGAAGGGGAGCTGCTTAACGAGTCACAATATGTTTTTTTACGAGACAGTGTTTTCCAAGGGGGTAAGTCATTAAAGCCCGGTGTACCAGTAGGTGTATCGCGGATTTGGAATCGCACTGAAGATACGCCATGGGAAGTTGGTGTTCGTGATGCGGTAAAAATTGACGACGGAGGCTCTGTATGACTATCTCACATTTTCAATCTACCATTCTGATAAGTAAGGGGCTGAACACTTCTATTGGTGCTTTGTCTAATCAGATCTCTGCACACAGTCAAGAAGAAGTTGCAACCAACGCCGGTGTCACGTTTCACCCTAATGGCCAAGTTTACGATTTGGGGCCTTTAGTTGCCAATAGGACTTTGTTTGTGTCGGGTGAATGGTATCCCAATGAGCCGGTCACTAATATTGGGGCCTTTTATGACATCCGTGAAGCATCTTTGTTTTCTGGTACAACTTGGCAGGTCCAACCGGACACGTTGGGGACCTACTTGAAGCTGGATGTTGAGCGGATATGGAGAAATGGTCAAGGAGGCATGGTCCCCGGTGTAGTTACTTCAACAAGCCTTTTTGAGCTTTATGCAACAGGAACAACATCACCAGTCATAGCTTCGGCGTACTATACGGGCGAAGCCACAGTTACAGCAGCGTAGGACAATACAAATGAATGAAAGAGAAATATCGCAAGAAGAACTAAACAACATCGCTAGCACAGTAATCATGGCGTTGAGTGACAATCGGGTAATGCTCCCCGGCAACGCAGCTGATGCTGTTACTGATCTCAAGAACATATTGAGACAGATTATCAGAGGTGAGCTGGTACTCATGCCTGCACCGCCTCCGGCAGAAATTGCGAAGAAACTTACAGCTAAGAAATGACACCGAACTGCTCTGACATAAAGTTGATAGGCCCATGGGTATGGGAGCGCATGGGCACAGGCTTGTGGTATGAGCACGGCAAGTCATGTATGGGTGTGGTGGATGCCCAGTGGAAACCAAAGTGGGGGGTTGTCTACGACGACTATGAGGTGGGCGGTAGCATCAAAATGCACGTGGCTATCGATGACCCTAAGTTCGTGTCAAGACGAGCAATTCAAGCAGTTTTCGAGTATCCTTTCCATGACCTTCGTGTCAAGAAAGTGCTGGCAACTGTATGCAGTGAAAACGTGAAAGCCCTTTCGATGGATATGCGCCTTGGTTTTAAGTTGGAAGCCATAATTGAAGATGCGTATGACAGGGGTGATATGTACATACTTTCTATGACACAGGAACAGTGTCGCTGGTTAAGAGGGATTGAAGATGGGAAGTGCAAGCAACGCTCCGCCGCCGCCTGATACTAGTAAATATTCTGATGCAGCGATGGCCGACGCCCGAATGTCTTCTAACTGGGCGAAGTCAATGTGGGAAACTGGCCAGCAAGAGTGGGGCAAGTTGCAGCAATGGGGGTCCCAAGTCATGGGGTCCGCTATGCCTGCCATGGAGGATATGTTTGGCTGGGCTGCTGAGCAGAAAGACTTCTATGACCAGAAGGTCGTCCCCGCCATGGAGTCAATGTTCTCCGATGCGGCTCTGTATTCCTCGAAAGGTGAGGAGCAGAGACAGAGGGCCGCCGCAGTTCAGGATGTCAAGTCTGCTACTCAGGCTCAACGAGAGGCCCAAGAGCGCAAGCTTGAGAGCTATGGCGTAGACGCTTCAGACTTGCGCTATGCGGCGCTGGATAAGCAGGCGGGAGTTGCAGAGGCCGCTATGAGCGCTCTCGCTGCTAACCAAGCAGGCGAACGCACCAAGCAGATTGGTCGTGACCTTACAGCACGTGCTGTAGGCGTTGGCCAGAACATAGCTGGTCAGGCTATGCAGGCAACTGCGATGGGAGCAAATGTCGGTGGCGCAGCTCTCAATGCAGCCACTGGAGCAACTGTCGGCGGGGCACAGGTAGCACAGGGTGCCATACCTTACCTTCAGGGTGCCTATCAGGGATACGATCTCGGTGCAGGCATTGTGGACACGGCTTATGGCCGAGACCTGCAGCGTACTGAAATCAACAACGCAGCTGGGCAGCAGAACTTCAACAACATGATGGCTGTTGGCCAAAGCGCAGGCCAGCTAGCAGCTGTGGCAGACGGTGGGCCCGTTATGGCTCCGGGTGGGCCAACAGACGACGCTGGAGCCGTGGCTATCAGTGATGGCGAGTACGTGATACCAGCCGATGTTGTCAGGAAATTGGGAACAAACCATTTCGACAAGATGATTGAGAAAGAAACCGGTCGGCCGCCTCCAAGTTCTAAGCAGGCCATCCCCATCCCGACCGATGTAGACCAACCGGCGCAGCCCATGCCAACGCAGCAAATGGGAGGGATCATCCAATGAGTGCAGGAATACTAGGAGCATTGGCAGGAGTTGGCCCCGGTGTTACTGAAGGGTTGAATGCCAGAGAAGACAGGGCATCGTCAAAATCTGAGCGCGTCATTAACGAAGCGAAAGAAGGCCGCGATGCCGAACAACACCAGTGGCTGAAGGGTTTTTCTGAAAGGTACAAGCTGCGTGGGATGCTTGAAGATCCGCAGCAGTTTCAGCAGTGGAAAGCGTTTGCGTCTGGTGCAGGGCCTGTAGCCCAACAGCCAGCTCCCGCAGTACCGCAGAACCAGTACGCAATTCCGGGCGTTGCTCCTGTAGTGAACCGTATGCCCGGTGCCGCAGATGGTGGCGCAATGGAAGTACCACAGGCTCAGCCGCAGCAGGCGTTGCCACAGCCACAACAGCAGGCGTTGCCACAGCCACAACAGCAGGCACCCGTGCCGCAAACGACAAGGCGTGAGCGTTACAACGACTGGTACAACGACACCGCCAGATACGCCATCCTTACAGGCGGGCTGGAAGGGTATTCAAAATTTCAGGAGATGGAGAACGCCACCTCTCGTCGTCAGGTGATGGGGTATGCACTTCAGGCTGTTGATGCTTTGGATAAGGGTATGGTTGGGGAGGCCATGCGTGCAGGCAACGCCGCACTTGAAGTGACCCCCTTTGATACTGGTCTCCAGTTCGTTGCACACAATGGCGAGCTCTATATGCAAGGCAAGGACGGCAAGCGGAGCGACAAGCCTCTTAATGCCGATCACCTCAGGGCCTTTACTGACCAGCACATGAAGACACCTGAATCGTACCTCGACTGGAAGAAACAGCATGAGACTGAGCGTAAGAATGTAGTCGATGAAGGTATTGCTCAGACCAACGCATCTTCAAGTAGAATGGTAGCTGAAGCACAAAAAGAAACCTCTAAGTATGCTGGGCAGCGGGCTGATGCAGCTACTACACAAGCACTGGCATCTGTTATATCTGCACTAGGACGACGCGATGCCGCTGCACATGCTAGAGCTGGTGACCTTGGCTGGGACCCCGGTCAGTCTGTACAGATAATCAAAGGCGCTAATGACTACTTCATGAATGAATTTGAAGCAATAACACCTGAAGTAGATAGCTATCTTAACGAGCACCCACAGGAAAAAGGTAAGTTTAAGTCTGATGTTTCCCAGTTGGTGCTGGAACAGGGTCCGGGCCGCAACGGGACAAACACTCTCGACTATGATAAGGCCGCCATTATTTCTCAGCTTATAAGACAGCCCGGTGGCCTCGATTTGCAAGAGCACGCTCCTGATTTCAAAGTAATGAGGAACAAAGAAACTGGGGATGTCCTTGCTGTTTATGATGGCCAACGCTTTAGGCTGCCGCCATCTTTGAAGCAGGATGCAATAGCAAACTTCAAACTGACGGAGGGTGGGAACACCACTTCGCAGAACTCACCTGCAATGGCTACTGACCCGATGGACCCTAACTACCAGTGGCAACAGGATGCCGCAGCACTGCCTGTAAACGAAAGGGCAGCACAAATGCAGGCCGATCAGGAAGCCGAACGTCGTAGACAAGCGACCCATTCATAAGGATCTGCAATGGCAGCGAACCCAGACGATTTTGATCCTAGCAAATGGGAAGTATATTCATGGGATGATGCTCCACAGGGGGCACTACCGGACGCACTAGACACCCCCAGTGCTGAGCCGGTTATGGATATTGAGGCCCAGTTGCAGGACCTCGCCTCCAATAGCGAGCGTCAGGCTGTGTACTTGTCTCCGGAACAGGTTGAAGTTCCTGAGAAGAAACCTCCGGGGTCTGTTGTCATTGAAGACTTTGATGGTAAGGGTGGCACCCTCATTGCTCGTGACCAGAAAGTAGCGGACAGAGCACTAAAAGAGCAGACCTCTGGACGTACAAACCAAGAAATTATTGGTGCACTCACTCTCTCTGGTAAGGGAAAACCTGCAAGTGAGGAAGGTGCGCTTGTTGTCCAAAAGAAAACCCCCGAAGGTGCTGTTCAACGAGAGTCAGTTGTAGCCAGCCCTGAAGAAGCAAAACAATTAGCTGTCGGCTGGGGTGAAGGGGTCGAGATTGTTGGTGTCCCCGATGCTGTTCAGCGCCGTAAAGATCTGATTAATAAATATGCCAAACAGTATGACTTAAGCTCTCAGCTCGTTGCCGACTACATGACGCAAGAGTCTGGTGGTAGAAGCAACCAAGTATCTTCGGCTGGCGCTGAAGGTTTAATGCAATTGATGCCCGGTACAGCTAAGGACATGGGTGTCTCTAACCGTATGGACGACGAACAAAACGTTCGTGGTGGTGTCAGATACCTAGCGTTACTGAAAGAAAAGTACAAAGGTAATCGAGAACTGATGGCTGCTGCCTATAACTGGGGCATGGGTAATGTCGATAAGGCAGTAAGAGAACACGGCGCTAACTGGAAGTCTGTTCTACCAGAGGAAACTGCCAACTACCTTGATGACATGGCTGGCAGAGCAAGTGGCGGGTTATCTGAAGCTCTGGCTACGGCCCAGTATACTGGCGGCTTTGCAATACCAACAGACGAAAGCATTGCCGGTGCAGTTGATACAGCATTCAACAAGAACATCCCCTATTTGCAGGACGACCCTGTACTTGGTCAGCTTGATTGGCAATCAGCCCAACAAAAGCAAGGCACCGAGCAACAGCAGCAAGAGTTCAATGCTGATGACTGGGAGACTTACGTACCTGTCGCGGCTGAGAAAGAAGACAACTATGGTTGGGGTATCAAGCACGCATTGATGCGGGGCCTCTTGCGTGCAGGCCAGCTGATTGATCTGGCTCAGGGTGACACTGAGGAGTACGCGGAGGGAGCCGAAGCGCTGAAGAAATGGGAAGTATCTGAGGAGGATGCTGCTCGCCTTGCGGAACTACAGGAATCTGAAGGTTTCTGGGATGCTCTTGGGTACTACATAACCAATCCTGCCCTCGCTATGCAGGTTGTAGTTGAAAGTTTGCCTATGTCAGCAGCGCCGCTGGCTGGTGGCCTCGCTGGATCTGTAGCGGGAACCGCTGCCGCTCCGGGTGTGGGTACAGTCATTGGTGGTATGACCGGTGCGGGTCTTGGTTCGTTCGCTACTGAATATCTTGCCAGCATCGGGGAAGCTTTGACTGAGCACGGGGTTGACGCTACTGACTCCAACGCACTAAAAGAAGCCTTCGCTGATGAGGAGCTCATGGCAACCGCAAGAGAGCTGGGCCGAGAGCGAGGCATTGGTGTGGCCGCATGGGATGCCCTATCTATGGGTATCGCTGGCCGCATGTTCAAACCCATCAAAGCACTCGCCGGTGCAGCGAAGAAGACCGGTGCGGTTGTTGGTGGCACCTCTGAAATTCTGGCACAAGCTACGGCTGGTGCCATGGGTGAACTATCGGCGCAGAAGATGGCAGGGCAAGAGTACGACCCTGCCGCAGTTGCTGGCGAGTTCATTGGTGAGATCGTACCGGGCCTTGGCGAGATGGCTATTAACAAAGCCACCGGCAAAGACCTCGGCGGTAATAAACCAGAAGACACTACGCCACCTCCGAAGAAGCCTAAGGTCAAGAGGAACCCAGACGGTTCTTGGTCCGAGGTTGATGATCTTGGCGACCCAGCTGATGCATCGTCAGCCGGTGATGTACCCGCTGACGTTGAGACATCCATACCCGACACCGGCGACGTTAATGTTGATGATGAAGCTGCAGACCAAGTAATAGAACCCCCTCCTCCTGAAGCAGAAACGGCGACAACCGCTCCAGAACCTACTGATACTAAAGCGCCTAGCTCTCAGGAGGAGGGTCCTTCAGAAGTTGTTGAGGAGACTCCAGTTGAGGAGATGCTCGACGATGCAGCTGCAGCTGCAGCAGCTACTGAGGAAGTCGAGACTGAGTCGCCGTTAATTGACCCCAAGGTGCTGGGACCAAAAGTAACTGAAACCATTCAGGCAAACGAGGAACCGGGCCCCGTCCGTACCGCGTGGCGAAACTTGATGGAAACGCTTGCGAAGCGTTATCCAGATACCGCTGCCAAAGTACCTGCTAGGACATTTTCAGGTACTGGTGTTGCCAAGTTTTTCAAAGTACTGCAAGAGGAAGTAGATCTCACCAAGGATTTGCCTGAAGTTAAAAAACTTCTTGATGGTATTGCCGAAGGCAAGACCGCAGAGGTAATACAAACCCTTGACCGACTCACTTCTCATGTTCAGGGAACTATACCTTCTCTTACTGATGCCCCTATCGACTCCATTGCTGGGCAAGTGCAAGCCGAGTACAACAACTTCATGGCCTTCTATGAAAAGGCTAAGACTGTAGGCAAGGGGAAGCTAACCAAGGGTAAAGATGTACTCAAAGGCACCAAGATTAATATGGCGAACAAACTGGGCGAGTTGTCCGGAGCTGTTCGTGCGCTGCTCAAGGCAGCCGAAGAAGCTGGTGTACTTGAAGAAGCAGGCATCGGCGCTAACTATGGCAAGACGATGGAATTGGCTGACCGAGCAGCTGATGCGGCTCAAGCCCCTGTTGAGAAAAAGACAAAAGGTGGTGGCAAGACAAAGACAATTAGTTTTAATGCTAGCACTCTGCTTGAGCTGGCAAACAACCTCAGGGACATTGCTGAGAAGGTAACGCCACTGCTTGCAGAGGCCGAAGCAAGGGGAGATAAGGCCAAAAAAGCCAAGGGTAAGGCTAAGCCCGAGGCGAGTTCGCCCGTTACAGAGGCTCCTGCGAAGCCAAAAACAGAAACTTCTGAGGCCAAGGCAGCGGCTGCACAGAAAGCCGTGAAAGGAGGTATGGATGTAAAGTCTATGCTTGAGCCTTCGCCTACTGAAGAAGGCAAGCTATCGCCTGAACAGCGTAAAGAAAAGATCGCTTTCGATAAAGAGCGAAGGGCAGAAGTCGGAAAGCTGATAGAAGACAACCCAGACCCACGTAAGTTGAGTAGACTTATTAGGGGGTACATCGGTGGCGTTGACATTGCTTATGGCACGGTTACCCAGCTACGAGCCATAGCTAAAACGTTGGGGATGAAGGGGGTTTATAAGCTCAAGCAAGCGGAGCTAGCAGTAGCGGTCTTTGATGAAGCGAGTCGTATTGATTCCGAAGCTATAGCAAAGGGGGTCGCGGAAGAAAATGCAGAGATACTTGCCGAGGTCAAAAAGAATGTCCCGAAGAAATTACAGAAGGGACATGTCTACCATGCTGTTCGTAAGATAGCTGACGTTGCAGGTATCGTTAAGAACGGGCTGAAGAAAGGCACCAACATATCTGTTGACTTGGTGGGCCAAGCCGCCACTGTACTCGGAGACGTTGGTAACGTTGTACTTGTGTTCGCTGATAAGAAGAACGAGTACACACTTAAAGACTACCAAAATGATGGAGTAGCAACGGGGGGCATGAAGCCTGTCGCTATTGTCGCTGACTCATTAACTAAAGCGGAGATAGCAGAGCTGGGTAAGACTGGCCTCCCTGTTTATGTTGGTGGTAAGAGAGTGGCAGCGAAAGGCACAGCTGCGAAGAAGCCTAAAAAAGCAGCCAAAAAACCTGACGTTAAACCCGAAGAAATATTTGATCCAGAACCACAAAATATTGTGGGTAGAGAATCTGCAACTCTTGCCGAAACAGCCGGAGTAGAGCCGGGACAAGGCGCGCTTGATCGTGCACTGGAGAAAATTGGTGTAAGTAAAGCGTCAGTGAAAAAACTCCGTGGCATTATGAAGGCGGTTTCATCTGAACAGCGTGACCAGATAGTAGAGGCTGCATACCGGCACGTTAGAACTCCCGACCCAATTCGTCTGGTATCAGACATTACTGAAATTGTTGGTAAACGTGTCAGTCCTGAAGTGTATGACACGATCGCAGAGTTTGCTCTTGAAATCAGTGAGCGTAGAGATGCGCGTCTTGCTGAGATAGAAGCAGAACAAAAGTCATTCGAGGACGACATTGCTTCTTCAATGTCAGAGGATGAGCTTGAAATAGCTCGGATGACCGGCGCTATTGACCCAGAGATTGACGTTGAAACGACAACAGTGGACGAGTTCGGTGTAAGCTGGGCCAGCCGCCTACGCGATATTATCAACGACATTCATCCCAGCCTCACCGGTGCTAAGCGTGCACGAGTCAAACAGGACCGTCGCATTCTTAAGCAGGCGATGGATAAGATTCGCATTGAGATTGAGACGCTGGTTGAGAGGGACAATCGGGCGAGTGACATCTGGCCTGACACACCAACGGCGAGTATGCAGGAGATACTTGAGCTGTTTGTCTCTGCGTTACCTTCAAACCATAGGTACGCCCACCTCTCAAGAATGTTGATGAAGCTCAACCTCACTGGTGTAACCATACAGTTGAAGGATTCGCCGTTCATAAATGAAAACGGTTTTATGGAGATGGGTGGGTACAACCCCATCAACAAAGAAACAAATAGAATTGATCCGGCTAATGCTAAAATTACCGCCGTATACAACACAGACCTTAGGCATGATGAAGCGTTTGTTCGCACGGTCTTGCATGAGATGGTGCACGCAGCTACTACCTTTGCATACGCTACTGACAAACCTTTTCAACAGCACATCAATACGCTGTACAAGCAATCGTTGCTTGAGTTCCAGAAAATGCACCCCGATTTCCCAGCACAAAAATATATTGAGATGGCTAACAACTTGTCAGCCTTGGGAGAACCAGCGCACAAACAACTGTTTGATGAAATAACTCTGTGGATGAAAGAAAAAGATAGGGGTGCGGAGAAAGGCCAAGGGCTTGGCTTTATATATTATGGCCTAAGTAATCCTGTGGAGTTCTTGGCAGAGGCATTTACCAAACCATACTTCCAAGAGTTCTTAGGGAACATGAAGGTAGAAGACGCTCCTACACTTCTCCCCTCTGTGCGTTCACAGATCAAACAAGGTAAGAAGTTCCCGTCAGCTATTGCCGTGTTGATCGGTGCAGTTGCTAAGTTCCTTGGCATCTCACCAAGAAATTCAGTGTTGCTTGAAGTGATGTTCTGGACTGAACAGATGTTCACCACTCAAGCTGACGCCGAAAGTATTACTCGTAAAGGGAACAAGATGAAGGGGTATGCGGAGCCGTTCTTGTCACAGGAGGATATCCCTGACAAGAAGGTCCGTACGAACGTCGTCAACAGAACGGCTGATGCTGCACGTGCACGTGATAGTAAAGTTAAGCAAGCAGTTGAAACACTGGCCGATGGCCTAAAGAACCTCCCCCGTGCTATTAACCTTGGCTTTATGAATCGTGATGTCATTGAGCGTAACTACCGCGAGTTGTTTGGACGGGCTGCTAAAGCAGCAGGACATGCGTTCAGCCCGCTGACTCAATACATCAAAGCGAAACAAGCTGCTTCTCAGCTAGCAGAAGAATTTGCTGTACGAGCAACAGCAGCACTTAAGAAGCTGCAGAAGTTGGATAATAAGTCACGCGCTAAGGTACTTGAATTGATGGCTGACACCACGCTTGCACAGGTGTGGCCACACGTCAGCCTCCGTGCCAAAGAGAACAAGCACTTGTGGTCCAAGCCCGACAAGAAGGGCGTGAGTAAACTAAGCACTTTACTGGGTGAGGCTGCAAAGCAAGCCCGCAAAGACTGGGTGGCACTGAACAAAACAAACCCTGAGGCAGCACAGCTACTTATTGAAATGGCAATGCTGACTAGGGAGATACAGGATAGAAAACGAATAGAAGCCCTGCGTACTGTTGGCAAGACGTACGAGATTGACTCTACTCTTGTTAAGCAACTCGGCAAAGTAGAAAGCAAAGAGGATATCCAGAAGCTGTTCCCGGGTATGTATGACACCGAGGGCAATCTGGTAGAGGATGGTGCGCGCCCCGCTGACACCATCATTGATAAAAAAGACAGCAAAGAAGTTAAGGAGGAGAAGAAAGAAAAACTGAAAGAGTGGAAGGAACGACGTGCAATAGCGAAGACCGCCGAAGAAATTATTAAGGGTACATCTGTTAAGGGACCATACTTCCCATTACGTCGCTATGGTAAGTACGTAGTGTCAAGCACCGACGAGCATAACGAAGATGGTGAGCCATACGTATCATTCCATCACACACGCAAGGAAGCCCAGCGTGTTGCTGCAGCACTTGAAGACAAGCTGGGGATTTCTACATACGTCACTAAAAAGATCGAATCAATGTCGATCCCTCGTGATGTGGAGTCGGTGACGGCTGAGCTTGCGGGACGCATGGGTAGAAGGAAAGACGGCATATCAGATCACATGTCTAAGCGTTTACAAGCAGCGATGATTGAGATTATGGCAGACAACACAGCATACGCTAGTCAGTTGAAGCGTATGGGTATTGATGGTGTTGCTGCTGATGACATGGGGCGTGCCTTTGAGGAGTATGTGTTTGTCACCAAGTACACACTGGGTGACCTTGCTACTTCTTATGAAGTACACCAAGCCCTTAAAGATCTGAAACAGCTACAGTCAAAAGGTATGCAGGATGCCTTGCAACAAGGAGGCATCACTGAAGACGAAGCACTGCTGGTTGGTGACGTTGTTAACGAACTCGCTGCGCAGAACAGAGAGGACGCTAAGGATCGGGAGATGAGTAAGTTCCAGAAGGGCGTTGGCCTTATCGGGTTCTTCAACTTCCTCGGCGCTCCCTCGTACTGGGTGCTCAATGCTACCCAGACGCTCACTGTCACACTGCCGTACATTGGGTCCAAGTGGGGAGCGAAAGGCACGGCTGCGTACATGCAAGCGGCTGGGACCATACTGAAGGCAGCCAAGGGTGCAAAGAGCTACGACCAATTCAAACAGAACTTGCCCCCTGCTGCGCAGAAAGTAGTAGCTGATCTGGAAGCCCAAGGGATTATTCAGTCAACGATTGCTCACCAGTTCGGTGACATCATGACGCCAAGTACTTTGACATCAATACAAGAGTGGGCGGGCCCAGTAGGTAAGGCTACGGCTACTGCTCTCAAGCTCATGGAGACTATTCCTGAAGGTGTTGAAAAGTACAACCGTATCAGCACGGCGCTGGCTATCCACTACTTGTCGAACGGTGACATGCAAGCAATAGCTGACGGTGTGCAGGCGACGCAGTTCAACTATGACTCTGCTAACCGTGCGAGATTGTTAAAGGCTGCCCCCAAATGGGCTGGTGGTGGGCTACGAGCAATCATTACACCAATGATGATGTTCAAGTCCTACGGCATTGGGCTGACTCGGCTGCTCTATGGGTCGATGATGGATGTTGCTATCAAGAAAGGTGGCCGTGTTGAGGCACTGAAGCTGGCGGGTGGTTTGATTACTACGCATACAGTTTTCGGCGGTGTGGCGGGTGGTTTAATGATGGCCCCAGTACAAGCATTGGTGTGGGCATTTAACCAAGCGTTCCGTGAAGCAGGAGATGAGTTTGATCCTGAAGAAGCTGTGGAGTTGTACTTGCAGGATGTTGCTAACGACACGGTGGCAGCACTAGCATCACGCGGCGTGCCTGCAGCACTTGGTGTTGACATGAGCAAATCTATCAACCTCGGTAACTTGATATGGATGGGCAATGACCGTATCAATCTTAGTGACGCTGGGGGTGTAGAGACAATGATGACAACAGCGTTGGGGCCGGTTGCTCAATACGGCATAACAACGGTAAGAGAAGGTTCGCGCCTGTGGAAAGGAGATCCAAGAGGTAACTGGTATGACTTTGCGGCGGCAGCAATACCGTTGAAAGCAGCGCGGGGTGCGATTCGAGGGTTGAAGTATGAAATGGAAGGAGTCGGAACTGACACTCTGACATTCATTGAACCTGAAGATGTAACGGGTTGGATTCGTTCAGCAATGGGGTTCCGCCCCACTGGTATAGCTATGACTACCGACTATGAATACAACCTAATGGCCAGAGAACAGCGGCGCAGTACAAGAAAGAGCAACCTTGTTGCTCTGGCTCTTGCTGCCGAGACTGCTAAAGAAAAAGCAGAAGTGTGGGAAGACATCCAAAAGTTCAATCGCTCTCTTGAAAAGCGGAGCGATTGGATTAGTAGGGGGGACGTAGCTCGTCTCAGGTCTCGTCGGAGAGGGCGTCAGCGTCAATACGATCGAGAACGTCGCTAAACGTAGGGTCGTCCAGAGGTATATCAATCACCGCATCTCTCGACTGCACTGCGTTAGCAACACCAACGGATACTGATGCTCTACGTTCGATACAGTTCTGCTTCACAAGAGCCTCAACCATCCGAGTGTGCGGTTCCTTATGGTGCTCGTACACCCACTGAACAAACGGCATCTTCTTTATCCTCACCTTGTTGTCCTCTTTGGCGTAGACACCTAGTATCTCACCCTTCGGTAGTGGCGAGTGCAGGGTGCCCACTGATGCTACACCCCTACCTGATAAACGATCGAACACTACGAGCTGATCTTTGTGGATGTCTAAGAACTGAAAGAGATACTTCTTGGCACGGATCTCAATGGGATCAAAGTCCATGGTCTGTTCCGAACGACTACGAAGGAACTCCTTAACGAGCCAGCTTGTGAACTGGTCAATGTCAATAGCGGTGAAGCCTAGCTTATTGGTGACGATGGCGGCGGTGAGTAGCGCACTGCAAGTAGCAACCCAGAACCGTTCAGCAGAATCGGCATGAACTCGGGAGCTGAACTTGTCCTTCACTTTTCCCAACAGAGCGAGTGCAGTTTTGTGATTGGTTACTAACCACCGTGCGTACTCACCACCAATGTGACCGAAGTTCTTATCAAGAGCAGAGGACATAGCATCAATGTCCTTGGCTCGTTGCAAGTAAGGAACCGTGACCTCAAACACACGAAGCAGCCCTGCATCCGTTCCGTGTACCAGATGACGTACGTGATCTGTGATGGACTCATTCGAGGCCACGGTAATCAGTGTATTCCAAGTGCCCACGTGTTGCGTGGTAATGTTGGACTTGAGTCGTGAGCGTTCTTTGCCCTGACTCACTTGGAACATAAGCAGGACGAATTTTTCGACCTGATCTTTCATTCTTAGTTCATCCCAAAAAGCTGGGAGATTATTAAGCTTGCCCATACGATTGGCCACAGACAGAGGAGTATCATCAAGCGCGTTGACCCCTCGCCGGGGATCACCCCAGACTGCCTGAGCTGTGCGTAAAGCAGTGGACTTGCCAGTACCAGACTTATCAGACACAAGTGCAAGAACACAACCGTTCACTCCTGTGAAGGTGATAAGCGGCGCAGCAAATGCCGACAATATTCCCGCTGTAACGGCGTGTCTGTTTTCAGCAGTAAGATACTGTGCGAGCTTAATCCAAGCCTCCCTGCCACCCTGAGGAGTGAAGTCCTTAACAAACTCGCGGTCAAGGAATGTAACTTCCTTATCCCCCGAGCCCTCAGTGATCGTACGGTCAATAAGGGTGAAGGCAATTTCATCTTTCTCTTTACTCCAACCGAGTGCAACAGTGGGCTTACCTACCTGTTTAGCTTGCACCATCTTGTCTGCCCACGTTGTCATGAGCTGAACGAATCCGGGGTATTCATGTGAGTGAAGGGGAACGTCTGCGTTTGAGAGTTCGACGACGAGCATCCGCTTGTCACATAGGTGCTTCGTAGTGAATGTGACGACACGCGAACCGTACGCATCGACAGAAAATCTGAATACCATTCCCGCCGAAGGATCAGGCGACGAGAATACTTGGAAGTTCTCAATAGCAAATGACAAAACCTTAACAGCTTTCTCTTGAGTCTGACCATCTTCTAGTTCCTTTTTCTCCAGTCGATAAATGGCTTTATCATCTTGCTTGTACGGAAATGGTATTTCAGAACCATCTTCCTCGCGCCCCAGAACAATCGGACTCTTGATTTTCCCAGACCATCGACAAGAATTGCATTTGTCGGGGAGATACATACCCAGAGTTTTACACAGCGGCGGACCAAACTTGCCCGAGTCCTTGACACGAACGCGAGCATTGTATTTCTTCTCCGTGCGGCGGTAATCATAGTCCGCATGTTGATCTGATAGAGCGTGTATATACTCGCTACCATCAGCCGCATATGCCATAAGTGAAAGTTGAGCCATCCAAAGTGGTTCCACTTGGTCGGCTCCGCCCGTTTCATAAGTATGTTTAAGGACATGGCACCGTTCCAAGATTTTGTTTGCGAAGAACGGTTTTCCTGATGAAACCTCGAAAGCAACATCGTTCTCCGAAGCCATAGCCCCGAGAGTTTGTAAGGAATGTGATCGAGTCGAGCCAAGAAGTTTTCCCAGCTTGCTTGGACTATATTCCTTGGTTGATGCATGGATTATTTTTACTTCGCGGGGCGTGTTTTCTTTTTGGTTGTATGTCCCGGGGATTCTGAGGATACGGGCGGCGTCGGCTGTGACGGTGGGGTCTGCTCCGAACCCGTGCAACTCACACAGGTCTTTAAGTGCTGTCGCCATCGGGAGCCATGCTTCAGTGGATACTTCATTCGTAAATGTCCAGTAGGCATGAATCCCTCCTCCACTATCTACTAGAATGTTCGGTCGTGCGAAGCCGGTGGCCTTACAGAAACTGAAAAGTTCTGTGATAGCAGCCTTCTTATCTTGATATAGCTTTCCCACTCCGCAGTCGATATCAAGATATAGTGCCCGCTTTTTTTGACACTCGTCTGCGGTACGCTGGCTGCCAAAGCTGCCAGTCGCAAAGTACAGGTCGCATCTCTTTGCCTTGAGTCGATCTGCATATGATACGAGTGCGTCGATGTCTCGTAGTTTGTGCTGACTGAATCTGTTATTTCCAGTAACGGCACCGTAGTAGTTGCCATGTTGAGGTAGTATTCGTTGCAGGAATTCTTTGGCATCCATTCGCCTCATTCTCCGTCGAGGGCCACGGCAGTCCATCTACCGTGGCCCACCAGATTAGTACAATCAATCAAGGTTGTCGAGTGACCCGAGAATATTCTCAAGCTCGTCGTCAAGCTCGTCGTCGGACTCGTCTTCTTCTTCTACCTTTTCTTCTTTCGGCTCGGCTTTCTGCTTGGGTTTAGCAGGGGCTTTGGCCGGTGCTTTGGCAGCAGCTTTCGGCTTGTCCTCGGGGGGTTCTTCAAAGAGGGGTGCATCGTCTTCATCATCAGCCTCGTCTGACATGGGCACTACCTCCAAGTCCTTGGCAAGAACTGCTTCGATCTTGTCAGCGAACTCAGGGTTGTTAAGCAGGCCAACAATCTCGTCTGCCTCGTCGTCGGTCAGTGGCCGGACAGCATTGAACTCAATCTTGGGAAAGCTGACAGAGATATCAAAGCTGGCCCGCGTAACGATGGTGTTGTAAGGGAAGCCCTTGTTCTTCATCTTCTTTCCGAACTGAGAAAGATTACTCAGGCTACTGGCCGGTACTCTCAACAACATGGGACCACCATAAACCTCGTTGGCGAAATCACCCTCGGGGATGACAGCAAGCCTGCGACTATCACTACATGCCTTCACTTTCTTGCCAGCATCCGTAATGCGAGAGCCAAACTGGTTCTTGGGACAACCCGCACAGCTCTTTGCCTGTTTATCTGCTGCTGGGTCGGGCACCACGCCGTCGATAGACCAGCATGATGGAGCCTCGTTAGCTCCTTCTTCATAGCCTCCTTCATAGAAGTTCTTACTGACATTGGGAGACGCTTTGAGCAGTACGAGTCGAAGCGATCCAACAGGGTCCCCAGAACTTGGGTCTGTAATCGTAGTAGTTTCATCGCCCACCTTCACATGCCAACGTGATCCTTTAATGGAGACAACACTGTATCCACCACGTACACCACTCGATAAGTCTTCGTTGTTCGCAGACATTCTTTCTGCAAGTTTTTGAGGCACCTTGCCGCCTTGGAACTGAGCAACTTCGCCCATTGTTATCTCCTTATCCTGACCACTTTGGTCTCTTGATAGTTAACGCCCGGGACTACCTCACCTGTTTCCTCAAGGTAGTCACGCACCACTTGTTTGGAGCACCTGTTCTCTAACAGGTCCCACATTTCTTTCTCTCTCACGAAATCGAAGAACGCATCGCGGTCCTTCACTGTAGCAGCAGAGACAGTAGACGTGAAAGCAGTACCTTCCTTCGTCTTCATGCTGTCAACGCCTTGCTTCATAAGCTCTCGTTGCAGCCAGTTTTCGAGCAGCGTCATTTTCTCAGTGATTGGCCGCAGCTCGTCGGCTTGCTCTTTCTTTAGCTGGGTTTTGCGGTCCCGCAGCTTGATGAATCCCTTCACAACTTCGTCAACGGTTGGGTGACCCATATCCTTCTCCTATGGTTTTTTCAGATTTTAACATGCGCATTATATACCTATTTCTTGGTTCTTGAACATCTCTAATAGCACGCCAAGAATTTTCTCGTTTTTCGCCAGCTTCTTGAATATGCGCTTTTCAACAGGCGTGGCGGTGAGATGGATGATATTCATGTGCTGTTTCTGCCCCGGTCTAGTAATACGAGCATTAGCTTGCATGTACGTTTCAAGACTATGCGTCGGCGTATACCAGATAATAGTAGAGGCGCACTGTAGGTTGACACCGTGGGCCATGCAGCCGGGATGAGCGACAAGAATTTGGTGAGCGTTACTTCCTCGAAATAGTGCGATGTTCTTGTTGCGTTCGGCGGACGGGGTAGCTCCGGTGATTGCCAGTGGAGTCCCAATATGCCCCAAAACACGTTCCAGCATAGCGACAGCCCACTTGTATGATGCAAACACAATAACTTTGCCTTCGGCTTCTCGGACAAGATCCAGAGTGGCCGTGAGTCGCCTTTTGGCATCGAGATACTCACCCTTGCCTTCTTTGGTATACGCGAATCCAGCTCCCACCTGTATGAGCTTGTTGAGCCGAGCAGCTTCATTAACGACTGTAATAACCCCCGCCTTTTTAGATTCCATCGCATATTCGTTCATCAACTGTTTGTAGGCCTTCTTCTGTCGCGCTGATAACGTCACGTCCCTTGCTGACAGTGTGACAGGCGGTAGATCGTGGCAGTCCTCTAGTGCGAACCGGACTGACGGTTGCATCGCCTCATGGACGATGTCGTTAGCTTCAGGGCGAGGCACCCACCTGAACTGGCTGACCTGTTTCATGGTCTGTTGCTGGAAAGCCCTGAATGACATATTCATACGGGATGGTGTCAGGAGCTTGACCTGACCATACGCATCTGTTGGGCCGTTCGGGGTAGGTGCTCCTGTTAACCCCCATGCATACACAGCGTTGTGAACTAGGGGTTTGGCCGCTTTCCATCTGTCGGTGCGACGGTTGCGGTAGATAGCCAACTCATCGAGGATCACACAATCGAACTTCTTGGCAATGAGTTCTTTATTAATTGTCTTGAGACCATCGTGGTTGATAACGTAGATGTGGTGGTCTTCCCCTAGCACCTTGAGCCTTTTATCTTTGGTGCCATGCATAACACCAACGGACAGGTGATGGAAAGTTTCAAAGGTTTCCACCTCCCAGACAGGCACCAAAGTACTTAGGGGAGCCACCACAAGACAGTTCTTCACAGCACCTTGCTGTAGAAGGAAATCGAATGAGAATAAAGCGGCCCGGGTTTTGCCCACTCCCATAGAAGAAAGCACGTATGCACGCTTGGAGGTCGTGAGCAGTGCGGCGGTCTCCATCTGGGATTCAAATGGGAGCATCCCGGGCCAGTTGTATTTGTTGCGAATCGGTGCAGGCGTCTCTATCCCCAAGTTGTTGAGGAGACGCACTTCTTCGATCCCGTAGGTAATCTTGAGAAAAGATTTAGTGTTGTGACTAAATCTTAGCGATGATGGCAGGAGATTGTGGACATCCTTCCTGTAGGGTATGACGATGGCGTCATGCTTCGCTGATATTAAAACAGCCAAAGTCTTAGCTCCTCGTATTCTTCCGGGTTCCCGGCAATAACGAACACTTTCATTTTTGCTCGTTCCATTTCAGCGATGATTGCTTTTTGACGCATTGTTGGCTTCTTCCCCGGAGCCTTGGTCTCAATAGCAAAACCACGACCCCTATGAGTACCAAGATAGTCCAGCGTCGGTGAGCCGTAGCCCGTCTGTACTGGCATGAAGTAGTAGCAGTTATCAGCACGTTTGAGTATTTGAGAGACACGCCGCTTGACTCGTCCTTCAGGGGTAAGGGCCATTTTATTCTCCGTGATGTGGGCATTTCTTTACTGGACACCAGTTCTTGCAGAGAAACCCGGGCCTAGCCGGAAATGACTCTGTCCGGTGTGCCCTCTCGTACTTACGCAGACGTGGCATGAACTCCGTGACAACAGTCTTAATGTCTTCACGAGTCAGCTTGCTGTCATGCCGCGTTATCTTTTTTTCCTTTGTCCACAAGTACGCGAGATCAACAGTTTTAATCTCGGGCATGTGTAGCATCAGCAATACACCAGCTAACTTGAGCTGAGTGAAATCGCTGCTGATTTTCCCTGTCTTATAGTCGAAGACAACTGCGTCGCTGCCGTTGACTATTGCTAAGTCAATAATAGCACGACACCATGTTTCTTTGGAAAACCAATCGCACGGCTCGAAGCTGCTGTCGATTGCAAGCTGCTGCTCTGTAAGTTTGTTGCCGTTTGCGTCTGCGAGAAGCTTTGCATACTTCTCAAGGTGTCTGAGATTGAGGGGTAGCGGTTTAGCTTTACCAACTCGGAGTTCCAATGCTTTGTGAACAAGTTTGCCATAGCGCATCGCCTCTGATTCTTCAAACGGTACGTCCTTGCGGACAGATTCATGCCAGAACTTTTTCGGGCAGTTCTCAAAGGCATTGAGTCTGCTGAACGACCATGCGGTTTGCTTGCCTTTCTTAGTTACCACTGTTGCGCTCCAACGTGGTGACGCAGAATTCAATGACTGCGCGAGCGCCTACGTACCCTGTTAGCATCTCGGCCACCAACAAACTGTTTACATACTGCTCTGGTGTCCGGTATTGGCCCTGAATTTGGTCTTTTATGGGTGTTTTCATCAATCTCTCGGCAAGGAGAGCATCTTCAGTTTTCTCAAAAAGGTCACTTTGCGTCGCCATAATTGTCACCAACTCCTATCTCGCAATTGACTGGAAGTTCCGGCATCCAAGGCACCGGGGCTGTTAATGCTTTTCGCACTGCAGATCTTGCGGCGTTAACGTGTTCTTCTGGAACGACGAACACAAGTTCATCGTGGACACTTAATGCTGCTCTAAGACCTGCCTTGGCGAGTCGTAGTTCTGCTGTTGTCATGACTATACGGGCAAGTGCTTGGACAACATTCTCCGTCAGCTTGCCGCCATACAGATCGCGCCACTCCGTACCGAATCTATATTTGGTTCGTCTGCCAGTAGTTGTTAGCTCTGGGTACGTTAGGAACATGTCATTAGGCAGACAGATGTGGCCAAGCAGTACTTGACATGGGCCGAGGTCAAACCCCTGTCCTGACTTCATGCACTCAATAACATACTCCATACGTTGCCACAGGGCAGTTATGTGCGGGTACGAGGACCGGTAAGTTTCAACAACAGCTTGCGCATCATAGAGGCTAAAGTCTTCAACACCAAAACTTTGCATAGAGTCATAGAATTTTTGAGCGCCCGACTGGTAGCCGAGTGAGAGGACTCCCGTCTTAGCGACGAATCTCTCTTTTTCATCTTCTTTAGTGATCTTTCGAGCGTATACCTTGTCTCCAAACTCGCAATAAACGTCACGGTCTGTCGCTTCAATATTGTCGTAATACCTGAATAACTCGACCAGATCCATTTGACCCGCAAGGCAAGCGGTGATACGAGCCTCAATTTGCGAAAGGTCACCTGCCAATACCTTGTAGCCTTTCGGTGCAACAATTGCACGACGCAGCGCAGACTTCCTGCCAAGGTTTTGCAGGTTAAGTTTATCCAATCCACTAAAGCGTCCCGGGTGCGCACCATAGTAAAGTATCGGACACGCCAACCACTTCTCAGGGGTACTTGCCGCCACTTCTTTGAAACGCTTAAGTCGGGTTTCGTTGATGGTTGATTTGAATTTAAGTCGGGCATCTACAAGGTGCCTCACTTGGGGGGTAGGTGAATGTAATAGTCTCATGAACTCGGGGTCAGACTTTGCGAACGCATGGGTCGTTTTCCCGGTGGTTGGGGATTGCTTCATTGGAACATTGGCACCCGCGTTCTTAAGAAGATCAGCGAACTTCGGGTTGCTCATAAGGGGGGAAGGATCTTCAAGCCCTGCCTTGGCAAGTGCTTTGGCCTTAGCTGCCTGTTCTTCAGCTAATGCATCGTCAATAATATCTGGATCAAGTTGTAGCTTGGGACGAGTGAACTTCTTAATGGTCCCGTCAAGTATCCGCATTTCGTCAGCAGGCATTGTTGCTGCCAGCTTCTTGAATATCTTCCAACACAAGTCTACGTCTTGGATACAGTACGCAGCATACCTCAACAAACTGTCAGCATCGAAGTCACGCAATCGCATGTTGGCGACTGCCTGCACCTCGGTTCCTTTAAGACCTAGGTCCAAGAACTTGCTGACTTCCTTTAATGACATTCGGCCTGTGTACGGTGCGACGGTAGGGCGGCTCCCCATCATGGTGCAGAAGTACATCCAAGGTTTTATCCCCAGTTGCCACTCAAGTATTCCTCCATCGAATATGGCGTTATGGGCGACTGTGATCGTACCCCTCTTGTCCAACTCATACGACGCGAGAAACTTTTTGGTATCTTCGTTACTCTCAGATGAGTGCCACGTAGGTTCACCGCCATTGACACTCGCAGCCACACCAATGATCTGAAAAAGCGGAGACTGTACGTACTGCTGAGTAGTGAGTTCAGTAAGCGTGTAGCCTTTCTTTTCATAGTATGTCTCGAAATCAAGCGTTACTATCTTCGCCATGCCCTGCTGCCTCTAAGAATATGTCTTTATTAAAGTTGTCATTCGTCAAGGCAAAGTGTGCTGCCATTGTCTCAGCAAAATCATTCATCGCTTTCGCTTCGATACGAAACTCAGCGTGCATACGTTCCTTCTGTGCTTTGATAGCACTTGCTACCAGCACGTAGTCCTTCTTGGTCATTGCCATCATCCTTCTCCTTCATGTTACTAGCGCGATTGCTGCCCTAATACTCTCGTCAAGATATGGCATGTTGTTAGCCATTCGTATCGAAGATAACCACCCCAAGGAAAGTGCGGTATGTGGGTCCACAGGAATGAATGGAGTACCTTCGGCCTTGGTGCCCATGAAACTATCAAGGTTGCCACCCCACTCCATCGGCCCACTCCAAGATTTTAGTTCGTCGCTGTGAAGAACTACTTGCTCACGTTCAAGGACCAAAAAGTAAACCGCTTCGTAGGTTACCGGTGTAGGGGCCACCGCAGCCGGGGTACTCCATGTCATTTACTTCACCACTCGCAGCTTCGCAGCTTCCTTCTCAATGTCCATGGTATTGATGTTGTTGACCATGTGCATGAACGCTTCGGACGAGTTAAGCCAACGCCCACCATCACCCTGCATTGCTCCCATCTTCTTGAGAGCATCGTGGGTCTTGTCGAGTTGCGCTTGAGTCAGCGTGAAGTTGATCTGGTGGTCGTCAATAGCGTCGATACGTTTCTTGATAGCACGTTGACCAATCTTGTCTTTCATCTTTGGCAATACCTCGCACATATGCGTGAGGCCGAACTTCTTGAGGAGTTCAATGGCTTCGTGCTTGAGGTATTTGAGCCGCCGGAAATGACGATACATCTGGCCGTACTTGAACGCTGTTGACGGGGTGTACGTAAGTTCTTCTTCGACTAAGTGGGTCATGGAACTGTACTCAAGAATTTGGTACAGCTTGCCGTGTTGCATGGACGAAATGATGCTGCCCATGTCGTAGTACGCTTCAACGGTCTGATAGTCCAACTCGATCAGACGGTCGAGCAGTTTTGTGGCATATGCCTTGGTGTCTTTCGACATTACTTTTCTCCTTTATTATCGTCGGGGTAGCGGTCAAGTATCTCGCTACGAACGATGTTGACTTCCTTCGGTGCATCGAATCCCATCCTGACTTCGTTGCCTGAAGGACCTTGTTGCGATAGGTATGTCACGGTGATCTGTCCACCGGGATACTTCAACAGTACCGAATCGCCCAATCTCCTAGTTAATATGAGCATACTATACTCCCTTTAAGGCTCTGTCCAATTATGATAATTTACGTGCGGAAACTTGCGTTCCTTGTAAATCCTTAGGGCTAAGTGATCCCAGAGCCAAGGTGTCGGCAAGCGTTTTTAGATCATCCCAACAGTCACTTGGCAGACTAGAAGGCCAACGAGACTGTCTCTCTGCATCATTGAAACTTGATCGTATGTACGTAGGTAAGAACGTGAGTATTTCGTCTTGCATTACTCTTTTTATTTGACCCGCCGTACAACAATGTTCAACAACATCAGTAACGAAACCACTCGCAGACTTTACTCGGTCATATATTTCACAGTACCGTCTTGTCCACTGCCAAACCTCGTCGTACCTGAGGTTAGTTTCTTCCATCACGATATCTTCGTAAGGTAGCCACGTATCCGAGCCAAACTGAAGCGTGTACCTCTCTCCTTCAGGAGATAAAAACTCCATTGATGGGTGCCAGCAAGCACTTTGGGCGAGTTTCTTTTTGTTCTCCCGCAGCCACTCATAATGACTGCGCGTAGTGTCATCAAGAAGTGAATAAGCAAACTCATCGAATTCATCCTTAGTCACTGGAAACGGTATGTTATTAAGCGACCGATCCAACACTCTATTAAAGGCAGACCTTATCGTTGATTTTTCTTCATCATTCAATCGCATTGTTGGCATTTCCTTTCTCCTTTTCCTATAGCTCTAGGTTTCTGTAATTTGCTTCGTGGTATTTAGCACTTCGGGGGAAGGGTTCAAGATGATACCCGTAATTACCCCATGATGGTCTGGTCTTGTAATTATCTTCTGAGTAATGCTCCTTCTGTAATGCGGCGAAAGCTAGGGATGATAACGCCGTGTCAATTTCATCTGGTGTTACTACTATCTCAGGGTATGGCGACTGCTTGGTGTAGTCTTGCAATGCGTTACGATACTTCTCAGGCAAGAACGTGATGAGATCAGGACTAACTCGCTTGTACTGACCTACTGTGTTGCAAGCATGTACGATGTATTTCAATACCCTTGCTGTCCTCAAGCACTGGTCCTCAAGGCGTGCTTGTCGTTGACACCAGACCTTTACCAACCCCTGATGGCGGCGGGCCACGTCAATATCCGGTGACTCGTTCATGTTGATAAACATACGACCGTAGTACGGTGCTTTTGTGGGGGTCTTATCGTCCGGATACCTGTGCAGTTTCCACTCCTTATCCATGCACGTGAATGTGAAACTAGCAGCAGGATTTATAGTATTCATAGTAGGTTTCTGACACAAAACCTTCCATGCGTTCTCTGTCTCCTCTGCCAACAGTGATAGTGAGAAGTCCTCTTGGTCAACTGGAAACCTGTTCAACATCAACAGGCGTTCAGTCATTGCCAACAGGTACTGAAACACATTGCGTTTGTCTTGTATCCCAAGACGGGGATTAGCTTCTCTTTTCTCCATTTCCTTTCTCCTTTTCCTTATTACCAGCTTGAGTCGTGTACCTTGATGGGAATAGTCTCCCCATGACTTGCTACACGATCACTTGTGGACACCCAGATCACAGGATACCCCGGAGGTGTGCCATAGTCCGTATAGTTGTCAGTCAAGATAATGAGAGCATCAGGACGCTCATTCACTTCTTCCAGCCTGTCGAAGATCGCTGGCATGTGTGTGCCGCCACCACCTTCAGGCTTGTAGTCAAGAAGTTCATTCACATCAACAATGTCGTGCGGCCCATGACACTCGGTGTCGCAGCTCCCAACCATTGCTCGCTGTGGCACCAACTCCGTGAGGATACTTGCCATTTCTCCAAAGAAGTGACTCATCTCCTGATCGCTAACGGAGCCGGACGTATCAACGAACATGGCGATAGTGCCCACTTGATACGACTCAGTTCCCGGCCAGTAAATGTGTGGCGGGATAGCGAGCCGTCGTCTGTTCGGACGTTGCCATGTTGATGCGTCCTTGCCAGCAACACGGTGAAGCGCCAACTTGATGCGCTCCTTCCAGTCCACCTGCGGTTCACAGATATCTCCTACCAACCTCTCCATACCAGCGGGGCAGTTGCCCTGCTGCTTGGCGGTGTTGGCGGCAGACTTGAC